CTAAAAATTAAGTTTTTTTATATCTTCTCTTACGTCCTCTTGAAGGGAGTGTAAGTATTTGTTTGTAGTGCTTATATCGGCATGCCTTAATTGAGACTGGATTGTTTTTATGTCGATATGATTACTTATTAGTATGCTAGCATGTAAATGTCTCAAAACATGCAAGCCACCAGAAAAGCCATGTTTTTTTAAGTGTCTAGAAAAGCACTGACGTATTCTTTTTAGTTCTAATGGCTTGTGAGAATTAAATAAATTCTCTTCTCTCCATTCTCTTTTGTATTCTACGAGGATATTTTTCAGAGAATCAGAAAACTGAGCATATTCTCCAATACGATTAGATTTAGGCGAAGAGATTATTACAGTATTTCTTACAGAAGAGTAGCCTCTGTTGATATATATCTTATTTTTGTCTAAGTCTATATCTGACCACTTCAATGCAATAGCCTCTCCTCCTCTTAACCCAGAGTACAGAAGTATATAAAGGAATACCCTAATAGACGCATCCTTAATCTCCATAATTATAGTTTTAATCTCTTCTATAGTTGGAAGATTTCTTTTTTTTGTTTCTTTTGGTGGTCTATTTATTAAGTTAGACGGAATTCCTTTATCTCTTAAACCATCTATTACAGAGGAGTTGATGATGGAAAGAACATATCCAACCATTGTGTTGATACTTCCTGGTGTAACATTTCTGCTAAGAAGTGCCCCTACAAACTTGTTAACATGGTCCGCTGTTATATCCCCTATTCTAATATCTCCAACAACGTTGTTAAACCCATCTATTGAGTGTCTTTTTGTCATAGATGTTGTCATTTTTATTTCTTTTTGATTAACTTCTTTTTCAATAGTTCTAATGGCATAAGGATAAAATAGCTCATCTGATGTATTCGTAGTTTTTTCTTCTTGTATTTTATCCCTTAACTTCCTCCTGCATTCTTGGATGCCTTTAGCGTACACGGTGTAGCGTATATTATTTATCATTATTTGTCCACACCATGTCCCATTAGCTCTTTGGTAAAATGTTCCCTCTTGGTTTCCTCTTCTTTTTGTCATACTACTAATCCTCCTTTTACTATATTATAATACGGACAAGAAATAAAAACAAATGTTCTTGACATCGAAAAGATGTTCGACTAAAATAAAGATGTAAAAATGGAAAAACAGGTGTTGACTTATAAGTGTAGATATGTTACAATACTTGCGAAGGGAGGAAACATGGAGCTGATTACAACGAAAGAAGTTGCCAGACTATTAGTCGTATCAGATGAGCAAGTAAGAAGATTAGTACACAGACATGGTTTACCCTGTTATCAACTTAGTCCAAGAGTATTGAGGTTCAAGGAGGAAGAAGTATTACAATGGGTAAAGAAAACAAGGAGCTGTATCTAATCAGAATGGAGAATCATCATGATGAAATGGTTGAATCCATAGAAGAAGCAAGAAATATTGTTCAAAGTTCTATTAGTATGAAACTATGTAGAAGCTGTGAGATTTATAAGGTTGGCGAAAGAGTTTTTAAATATGGTGAATCAGCTGTGTAAACAGCTTTTTCTTTCCATAAAATATACACTTATAAGTAAATAAAGGAGTAAAAAATGAGAAAAGAAGCAGAAGTTTTTGAGATTTTAAAAAAACCATTACATCCATCAGACATTGAATGGCGTATTGGCAAGAAATCAAAAGACAAAACAAAAGCAACTATTCTAGCCTATACAACTGCTCGTGGGGTTATGAATCGTTTAGACGAAGCTGTTGGACCAGGTAACTGGGAAGTTCGCTTCAAACCGATTGACATGGGAATAGCGGCAAAGACAGATAAAATGGGTAATACCATTGACCTAAAAGGTTTTTCTTGCACCCTGTTAATTACATTCTTAGACGAAGATGGTAAAGAGAAATGCACAATCAGAGAAGATGTAGCTCCATGCACAGACTTTGAGGCTATTAAAGGTGGGGCATCTGGAGCAATGAAACGTGCCGCCGCTCAACTTGGTATCGGTCGTTACTTATACAACCTAGAAGCTACTTGGGTGAACATTGATACTTACGGTAACTTTAAAGCTCCTCGTTTACCAGACTGGGCATTACCAGAAGGGTTCAAATACGAAGAGGAAGAAGAAGCTCCTCGTGTACCAGAGGCAAAGCCCCTCCAAGACGAACCACAAATGCCTAATGATTGGCAAGAAAATGTAGACCAACGTGAACCAGTAATTGGTTTCGGTAAACACAAAGGGAAAACATTCTCTCAAGTACCAAGAGACTACATTGAATGGATGTCTAAAAATATCCAAAAAGAGGCTGTAAGAGAGCAAGCTATTGCATGGTTAGCTTCTAATCCATCAGCCACTCCAGCAATGGATGCGGTACCTTGGTAATAGACGACAAGTTATTACAAGAATACAGCCCTAATGAGGTAATTGTATATTCTTGTATTAGGGATATTGTGACAAAAGAAGGGTTTATTGTGGGAGATAAAAAATTCTCCCACGTTGAACTTAGAAAAATAAAGGCAAGATTACCAAACTTGTCCATGTTCACAATTAAAAAAGTAATTAAAACCATGCTAGCTAATGGAATGATTGTCAAAGGTCCTAGTATTACTAAGAGACCTGTATTATATGGGGTAAAGGTGAAGTAAATGACACAAGCTGGTAAATTACAAAAAGTAGTAACGATGTACTTAAAAAAGGTTTCAAAGCAAACTGCTTTTGTCCATGGGAAACCTACAAAAGAATATTGGTTGCTTCGTAGTTACCTGCTCAAGCAAGACCCAGACTTCATCAATATATCCTACGATTACTTGACATCTCAAGATGAATTTGAGTTTATGAATGTCTATACCTTTACAGATAAGGCAAAGGCATACCAAACTGAAATGAGATGGAAAGAAACAAAGGAGGGTTTATCAAAGATACATGACAAAGCTGACTCATATTCATTTGATTCTTTAATGAGTTTGTAGGAGGCACTATTATGAAAAAAGAATACAGAAAAGAAGTAATCCGTAGATTCCGAGAAATTGAAGCTATTGCAGGGTTAATGAGAAAGGCTACACCGAATGAACAAAAGGTGTTTGTAGAAGTCATTGGCGACTACGTAGACGAAATTAGAGAACTACTTAACAAGTAAGGAGAGCAGATATGAAAATTGGGAAACTCATTAACCAAAAAGTTGACATCGTAGAATATATCGGTAGATACACTGAGTTAAAACCCAAGGGAAATCTGTTTGAAGGTCGGTGCCCAATTCACAAAAGTGAGGAGGGCACTCCTCTTGTTGTATATCCTCACACCAATTCGTACCATTGCTTTGCGTGTGAATCTAGTGGAGATGTTATTAGCTTTGTAATGGATTATGAAGATGTTCCTTTCAATGAAGCTGTAAAACAGTTGGCTAGAGAATATAACATAGACATCCAAACAGACGAAACCTTTATGAAGTCAATGAAAGTAGAAGAAGATTTCACTAAGAAAGTAGTTGCTTGCCAAAGAAACGTTAGTAAGGTATCTGATTATCTTCACAAGCGTGGGTTTACGGATGAAACTATCCAAGAATTTGGCTTAGGGGAAGAGAGTGGCAATCTAATTATCCCTATTCATAATTCTCAACTGCAAGTTGTTGCGATAGCAAAAAGGCAGTTTGATAGAAAACCTAAATACCTAAATTCTATCAATAATGTTCTGTATGATAAATCCGCTTTATTATTTAACATTGGTAGGGCAAGAAGGCTTGTTAAGCATACAGGTGAGCTGTATATGGTAGAAGGGTATATGGACGCAATGAGTGGGCACCAAATGGGGCTAGCTACTGTTGCGTATTGTGGGAATGAAGTTCACAGAGACCAATTAAGAAGTTTACCCATGTCCATTCGTCAAATGCCAACAATTATCTATTGCCCAGATAATGATGCAGAAGGTCTAAAAAGAGTACCTCGTGTAAGAGATTACTTCAAAGAAGTTCTACCGAAGGCAGTAGTTAAGGTATTACAACTACCAGAGGGATGTAAAGACTTAAATGATGCTTTAATGGCAGGTATCAACGTAGAGACATTGCCTAAAATCCATATAGATAGATTTGCGTTAATGAACTTACTAGATACTTGTAAAGCCAAAGAAGAAGAGTATGATTCTGCATACCAGTTCTTGAAATCTATAGCTAATCCTATTCTAAAGTCAGACTTAATAAAGCAATTAGCAGAAAGATGGGGAAGAGACTATACGGAACTAAGAGCATACTTCGATTCAGTTCAAGACGATGTAGAAACATTAATCAAAAATGCGGCTGGTGTTGAAGAGTCAATTAATGACCTAAGACAAATCTACCAAAGGGGAGAGTATAAAACTCATTTCCAGAGGTTAGATGACTGCATTGGTGGCTTATCTAAAGGGCAAGTATTTATCCTTGGTGCTTATTCATCAGCTGGCAAAACAGGATGGGCGATAGAATATATTCTTAGACAGGTAATCGCTAACAAAATGCGTTGCGTATTCTTTTCTCTCGAAATGCAAAAAGGTAAAGTCATGGAAAGAATGATTGCCATGATTTTAAAGATAAACATGAGAGATGTAAGAGAGTTAATTCTACAGGGCGATGAGCGAATACAGCAGGTAGTAGAGAAACTAAAGGATAGGCTAATCATATACGATGATAACAACCTATCCATGGACGATATAGAACGTCGAATCGCATCTCTAAACCAAAAGAACCTACTAGGTGGTCCTGTAGATTTAGTTGTAGTAGATTACTTCACATACCTAAAAGGAGCTAATACCTATGAAGGTGCTAGTGGGGAGGCACTAAAGATGAAAGGCTTAGCGAAGAAGTATAATATTATACTATTCATGTTAAGCCAGCTAAATCGAAGTGCAGGTACCTATAACGAACCTACAATGGATATGCTCCGTATGACAGGTGACATAGAGGCATCTGGTGACGTAATTGTTATGCTATGGAGACCAGAGAAAGAACCTGGTTTATCATTGGAAAAACAACAAAAATTACAAAATATCACAAGGCTGAAAGTAGAAAAAGCTAGGGATGGCATGTACGGACCAAGTAGAATGGAATTGAAGTACAACTCAGAGACATCAAGATTAGAAGAAATTTAACTAATAAGTATTGACAAGTTAAGTTATAAGGAGTATAATATAAATAACGTAAGGACATGTTATTTTTTTACTGAATAACTTAACTTATAAGTCAACAAAAGAGTAGAAAGGGATATAAAAATGGAACTAGAAAGAGTAAAAGATAACAGAGATGGAACATTTACCTTTTTATTTGACGAGGTGACTAGTAAGTACTCAAGTAGACAAAAACCACTAACATTTACTAAAAATGGGGAGTGTTGGGAGTGTGTATCTCACCATACTAACAATTCTGGTCACTGCCAGTTTGAAAGAAATGGTAAATCAATTCTAGTCCATAGATACGTTTACGAGCACACAAAAGGGAAAATTCCAGATGGACTACTTGTTCGACACACGTGTGACAATCCGAAGTGTATAAACCCAGACCACTTGTTGTTGGGAACGTATAAAGATAATTGTAGAGACATGTTTGAGAGAGGCAGAGATAATCGCCCCAAAGGTACAAGAAACTTTAATTGTGTACTAACAGAAGAGAAAGTTCTTGAGGCTTATAACTCCGATTTACCAGCTAGGTATTTTGCAGAAAAGTTTGGATGTCACAGCTCAACAATTAACTATATAAGAAATGGTAAAAACTGGGGATGGCTTACAGGAGGTGCTAGACATGCCATATGATAAATTTATTTGCCCAGATGGGATAAAAGTAGGGATTAAGGAATGTTTAGATACATGTAGGCTAGCAGGGACTAGTTACGCACCTTGTGGAAGGTGTTTAAGCAAACCAACTCTTCAAAGTATTTCACTACAAAGGGAGTGGACAGGGAAACCCTCTACTACCCAATTGTTAAAAGGAACAAGGGAAGTATACCTAGAATTAACAAACAACTATTCCATAAATCCTAGAGAATCTCTGTTTATGATTAACGGGACACGCTCTCATGATTACTTAGAGCAGTTTGTTACTGGGGATGACCTAGCAGAAATTAGAATAGATGATGGGGTATCTACAGGTGCGTTTGATTACTATTCCACAGAAGATGGAGGAACGCTCTACGATTATAAGTTGTATGGGAGTTTCAAGGTTGCAAAAGTTCTTGGTTTGCATGAGGTCAAGGTTCCTACAGGAGAAGTGTATAAGACTGGAGCAAAAAAGGGTCAACCTAAATTCAGAAAAGAATTTAGACCTGGAGTTCATAGTCGATTAGACCTAGCTATTCAATTAAACGATTACCGAATGAAAATCGAAAAAGAATTAAATAAGCCAGTAAATAAACTAGTTTGTGAAATTATTGTTCGTGACGGGAATACGTTTATTGCCAATAGCAGAGGGATTACACAACCTGGGTATCTGGTTCCAATTAATAAAATTAGTGATATTTGGATTGAGCGGTATATGAAGAAAAAAGCCAATGACTTAATCAAGGCTTTAGAAACAAATACTTTGCCACCGCCGTGTAGACATAGTGAAACGTGGGGTGGATTAAAATGTGAGCGATATTGTTCTGTAGCGGAATTTTGCGATGTAGGTCGCAAGGCGAAAGAGAACAAATCGTAATTTATTTGGAGGAATAATGCTTAATAGAAAAAACTTTAGCCATATTATGGTAGATGAATTAGTGAAAGTTGACCAGCTGTTTCTAATGAAGAACGAACAATATGCTTCTAAAGAAGATGTATTGAAGGCGTTTAAAGAAAGTGCAAAGAGACAGAACGGAGAACTTACAAAAGCGGGAGCGTTTAAAGCCTGTATGCAGTTCAAAGACAAGCATGACTTAGCCTTGTTGCAGCATGGAACGTTGCTACCAGATGCAAAAGAACGATTACGTGACGTAATTGTATATTGTTTATTAGGATTGGCAATTTTAAGCAATGAAGACTCTGAGTTGCAAGGTTAGAAAAAACTGCAAGACCATGAAAGACCAATGTTGGTGTTGTGATAATTATGGTTTATACCAACCCAAAGATTACTCAATCCTTTCTCCTAGACAGGAAGAAAATAGAATAGAAAAAGCCTTACAAAAAAAGGTGAAGAAACAGTCCTCTGCATCTAAGAGAGGAAAGAGTAATCGAAGAAATGGTCGAGTGGCAGAGCGAGAACTTGTGAAGTGGTTAGAAAAGCATGGACTAGAAGCCAACCTAGTTCCCATGTCTGGAGCTCTTAAATCAGCTAACATCATTAAAGCACTAGCTAATGATGAGATGGTTGAAAAAATGAGAGGAGACATAAAACTAACTATTAATGGTGAAACCTACACCGTAGAATCAAAAAGGAATGTAAACTCTGATAGCTGGTACAAGAAGGCTGAAAAAGGGGTTATACACATAAATACATTGGCATACCTAATGAGAGAGGACCTATTCATGGCTACAGTAAATGGTGTAGACATTCCCGTCTCTGAGGTAATAGAAGATAAAGGCTTTAAAAAGATTCATGAGTATTTTGAACAAGATGATAGCGATATTGTTGTAATCTCACGACCATATTGTCACAGATTGTTCTTTGTAAAGGAGAAAGTATATGGAAGAATTCAGAGGATTAAAGATTAATGGAACATACGAACTTAAAGATGAAGACCTAGGTATTGAAAATGATATCGAAATATCTGATATAACATCAGCAGAGTTGATTGGTATTTTATCCGTTATTGTGATTAACGTTTTAAACGGAGCATATAAAGAGAAATCCTTGACTTTTCTGGAAATGTTCAACAAGGCATTCAATCATCTTGTTGAGGAATACCGTGGGGACACAAATGACAAATAAACAAAGGGTTTTAGTGTTCCCAGTAGAACCCAACGGGAAACCGTTTGTGAGTTATGAAGAAGATGCAGAACAAGAGGGTTTTGAAGAAGATATTCTTTGCTCTCTATCTCATAGCGGAGACCCATTAGCAGATATGGTTTGCGTACAAGATGTCGTTGGAGACCCTTTAACAGCAGTGCAAATTTGCCTAGATGCGGGGATAGGAGACCTTACGAACGCAACAACATTCTTGAATGAAGTTATATACAGGATTAAAAACTTTAAGTACGGATTATTAGAACAAGGAGAAACGAATGCTTATCTTAACTGATGATAGTAGAAAATTGGTGGATTGTGTATCCATCTTTGTGAAAGAACGCCCAGACAAAGCAGACCGAAATAAAATCTTTTGCTATGACCTACGAGGATGTCTACCTACAGGAAAAGAGATTGTAATTAAAAAGTTTGATGAAGAACAAAAAGCGATTCAACTACTAAATGAAATTGCTTTAGATATGAACGCAAACAAGCGAGCAAAAGAGGAAAAATAAATGTGGTCTGAAGACAGTTTGTACGAGCTATTTGAACTATATCAAGAATTAGTCGAATGGTATAACGAACTTGATGACAGTGCAGTAGGTGATGCCTTTGGATTAATGAAAGAGGCATCTTCCCTACAGGCGAGTTTTGAGTCAGTTTCTGCTGAAATAGGAAAAACTATTTCTGAATGTGAAATCACAGCAAAGGCTACTCAATCTCGTATTAGTTTAGAATCATCTACGAAGGTAAATGATGGAGAAAGAAAAGCGTCTTGCAACCCAGAGGTAATTGAGGGCTGGAAACAAGTATCTTACTTTATACGTCATCAAAAAAATATAGATGCCAAGGCAAGGCACTTGGCTCGTATTTACTACGATTCTAAACTAGTGTATGAAAATGCTTGCAGAGCTATGAGAGGACCAGTAGGAGGAGAGAAACTTGTCGGTAACTATTAATGACCTTGAGTTCGAGGCAATAGAAATCCAAAAAGAGCTTTATCCTGTATTCGGTTATACTTATATATTTGTGTCAGAACGATATATGGCGTATATCATAGCAGATGAGCAAGGGAACATAATATATACAAAACAAGTATTAGATTAGGAGGAACTATGAAGGAATTCTTTACAGAGTTGTTATTAGCCATTGGAAACTTTGTCATGCTTTTAGTGACTATCTTTGTTTTGATTGGAGTACCTGTTGTATTCTTATTAGAAGAAAGGCAGTGTATGTCTAGTTTTGATGTGGTGTTAAGCTTCATTATGGTGTCTTTTTGGGGTGCTATGTTGCCTGATTACTTCAAGAATATTGGTCGCCATAGCACATCTTTATATAAAAGACTAAAGGGAGAACCAAATGAGTAAAGAAATAATTGATTTGCATGACATTATTATGACTCCTAAAGGGGAAATAGAAGTGCAGTCTATTATGTACAACCCAAAAACAAAGAAACATTCATACTCTGTATTAGGTCCTAAAGGGAAGTTCTGGTCAGAAGATGATGTAAAACTAGTAAGAAAGCGTGAAGTTGGAGGAAAGAAAAAGTGAAATTAGGCAAGGAATTTCTAGGAAAATATAAAGATTTTCCAGACCATATGACAGAGTTATCTAAGTTTGTGTACTATAGAACGTATTCACGTTGGCTACCAAAAGAAAATCGGAGAGAAACATGGAAAGAAACATGTGCTCGTGCAGTTGAATATAATACTTCTTTAGCAACTACGTCTAGGGAAGAAGCAGAAGAATTATTCGACAACATGTATAATCTAAAACAGTTTATTAGTGGTCGCAGCTTATGGATTGGTGGCTCAGAAGCATCTAAAAAAGTTCCATTGGCTGGATTTAACTGCTCCTTCGTGGTAATTGATAACTTAGTTTCGTTTGATGAATTGTTTTATCTTCTCATGGTAGGTACTGGAGTAGGATTTAGAATCTTGCCTAGTGATGTAGTGAAGCTACCTACGTTCAGACAGAATGTAGAATTAACCACTGTTAAGTATAAAGGAATGCCTTGGGGGGACCCCGTTACAGAGTATATTGAAGCAAGTAAAGACCATGCTTACATCATTGTAGGGGATAGCAAGGAAGGTTGGAAAGAAGCGTTAGCTACTTACTTACGCTTTATGACCAATCCTAAAAAAACACAAACAAGGTTAATTATCGACTTTACAAAGATTCGCCCTAAAGGAACTCCATTAATGACATTCGGAGGAACTGCTAGTGGAAGCGAGTCCATTGAAGATATGTTTAATAAAATTCACAAAGTTATCACCGAAGGTGAATATAGTTCTAGACCGATAGATGGTAAACTTAGACCTATTCATTGTTTGGATATTTGTAATTTAATTGGACAAAACGTTGTAGTCGGTGGTAAACACTAATGCCTCCGACGGTAATAAAAAACTCTCTAATTCGGTGAAACTCTCTTTGAGACAATACCGAGCGAAGCTATTTAAGGAGGATTTGTGCACTCAGATTATTACGTATATGAATGGTATATAAAAGATACAGGACATGTTTTTTATGTCGGAAAAGGTAGGTTAAATAGAATTGACGAAATCCGAAATCGAAATAAATATTTTTTAGCAAAGTACAAAAAATACAAGTGTATGGCTAGAAAAATAAAAGAAGGATTGACGAACGAAGAGGCTTGTGAGCTAGAAAAGATAACCATCAAACAACGGAAAGAATCTGGAGAGGCTGAATGCAATTTTACATACGGAGGAGAAGGATTTTCTGAAGGAGATTTGAACCCTATGTATGGAGTGAAACTTTGTGGAGAATTAAATGGGTTTTATGGGAGACACCACTCACAAGAAACAAAAGCATTAATTTCTGCAAAGAGAAAAGGAAAAGGTGGGCAATGTGGAGCTGAAAATCCTATGTATGGAAAAGGATTCAAAGGAAAAGAAAATCCAATGTATGGGAGAACAGGCTTATCACACCCCAACTCAAAGATGTATGTTTTAGAAGGGGAAGAAGAACCATTAACATACAAGGAATGTGAAAAGAGATTCGGAATTGCATTTAGTAGGATTTATAAAGAAGGAGGAATCCTTACATATAAAAAATCCTGCACAAACAAAAATCTGTATGAAGGGAAACTTCTTACAAGAGTTAAATAGAACGTGTAACGACTAGGCGAAAGCCGTACACCCAAGCGAGTGGAAACGGGAGTCCTCGTTTAAGCGAGTGAAGATATAGTCTAAACTGCATGGCAACATGCAGAAGTTCATAAGAGAACTGGTTAGGAGTAGCGAACCTAATTGAATGAATGGTTAGAAGAACAGCAGAAATTGCCTTAATCGACCCAAAAGATACAGAATGTACAGAGGCGAAAAGTAATTTGACTCCAGATAAATATCATCGCTTTATGAGTAACAACTCATTGTACATCGAAGAAACACCTACAAAAGAATACCTACAAAAAATCTTTGATTCCATTAGAGCTACTGGAGAACCTGGCTTCGTCAATGTAGCAGAATCTAAAAGACGTAGAGGGGATTACGCTGGAACAAATCCATGCGGTGAAATCTTATTGCCTGCTAACGCAGTATGCAACCTTACGACAATTAATTTGACTCAGTTTGTCGTTAGAGGAAAATACAAAGGTCAAATAGCTGTAGATATGTCCAACTTAAAGAAAGCACTGAGGTTATCTGCTCGTGCAGGGTATCGAATGACATGTGTTGACTTAGAGCTACCAGGTTGGAATGAGATTCACCATAGAGACCGTTTACTAGGTTGTTCTATCACAGGTTATCAAGACCTCATTGGTATGTTACCAGAAGGGTTTAACGAAGCACTTTTCTTAGAAGAGATGAAGAAGTGGACTAGATTCTATGCTGATGAGTATGCAGAAGAACTAGGAACTCCAAAACCTAAGCTAGTTACGAGCGTTAAGCCAGAAGGAACACTTAGCTTGATTGCTGGTGGCGTGAGCCCAGGAGTACACTATCAACATAGCCCATACTTTATTCGACGTATTCGTGTAAATGCTAGTGACCCATTGGCTAAAACAGCCTTGGAATTAGGGTGGCAGATACATCCAGAGGTGGGTCAGACAATGGAGAATGCGACTACATTGGTAATTGATTTTCCGTGTAAGACAGAGGCTCGTAAAACTAAAAACGATGTATCGGCAGTAGACCAATTAAAAACATATCTAATGTTCCAAAAGAACTACGTGGAACATAACGCATCAAATACAATCAGTGTGAAACCAGACGAGTGGGAGGAGGTTGTTGACTTTGTACATACCAACTGGAATGATGTACTGGGAGTTACTTTCTTGGAAAGTAATTCAACGTATTATCCACTTTTACCGTATGAAGAATGCACCAAAGAAACTTATGACGATTTAGTGAAAAAGACTAGACAATTTGACCCAGAAATCTTGAATAACATGGAAATTACCACTAGAAATATGGGTAAGGAATATGAAATTCTTGACGATAAAGAAGGTTGTGAAAATGGAGTCTGTCCAATTCGCTAAAAACTTTACTTATAAGTGTTGACAAGTTAAGTCAAAGGTGTTATAATAATATCGTAGGTTGAACCTACCTTTTTATTCCATTTTTACTTAACTTGCAAGTTTATAAAAGTATATTAAGATTAATTATTAGGAGAAAATTATGACAAAAGAAACAATGACAGTGAGAGCAGCACTCACTCAAAAAAAACTGCTGGACAAACAAATCGCTGAAATGTCTAATGAGAGCTTCGTAGAAGTTATCTCGAAACAAACAAAGGTGTTAAATGGAATGATTGTATCAGACTGGGAAGAGGAAGCTAAAAAGGTATTCCATTCCTTGAATGATAAATTACGTCGCCGTGAGGCGATTGCTAAAGCAATTATCAAAGCTAATGCCATGCATACGGTTACGTTACCTAAGTTTAACGGAATCAAAGAACATAGCAAAAAAGAAACAGAAGAACTTCCTTTTGCTTCTGCTATTGCTCGAAAAACATACTTGGCTTTTTTACAGGATACCTTGATTGTTAGCCTAATGCAACAGGTAAAATGTGCAACAAAAACCCAAAAAGCTAAAGAAAAAGAATTAGAGCAAACTGTAGTTACACGAATTAATAATGAGTTTGGGGGAGCTACACAAGTATCTCCTAAGCAAATTAAAGAACGCGAAGAAGAAATTCGAGTTGCTAATGAAGTCTTGTACTTAGACCCGAATAACCTTGCTAAAAATCTACGATACTTTAAAGAGTATGTAGCTTGGTATTTGGCAGAGATTGATTCGATTCTAGGACATGCTACAGAGGTAACTGAAATCACTGTGGAATACTAAAATCACACTCATATACACTAAATAACTTTTGCAACAAATCCACATAAGTGCTAGTGTATCGAAAAACCTTTAAAGAAACCTGGGCGGTTGCTGTTGCCAACATTGTCGTCCCGTCAAATTAATGCGAGCAAAGTTGGAATCAAATATGTTCGCTTTTATAGAGGGGTACAACATTATAGACGTACCCTTCTGATAAAAGCATCATGCCAAGAAGTGTAAATAGAGAAACGGCTTACTGGTAATCCTTAATCTCTAATCATTTAGATTAAGCTACTAATCATTAAGACTAAATTAATCATTTACATTAAGCAGTTAAGGACTAATCCGTAATTGTTATAAAACCCTAGGGTAAGTTTTTACTCACAGGTTGGGTTTAAGGTTTTGTACTAGGCTGATACACTAGCCTACCATGCCCCAGTCGCCTAAAGGATATGGCAATAGCCTTCTAAGCTATCATGTGCAGGTTCGAGTCCTGCCTGGGGCACCATTAATAAAGGAGGAACTATGAACAAGTTAATCGAATTCAAATTAAACCCATTTTGGTTAGAAAAACAACAAGGCGAAAAAACATATTTCAAAGTAAAGATGATGAAAACTCATAAAGATGCATGGGGTTATTCTTCTGATATTGAATTTCCAGATGAGTATCCAAAGTTATCAATCGAAGAAGATGGTGTTGTGGTTACATATATAAATGTAGAAAAGGACGAAGATAAGATTTTTTGGAGAGCCAGTGAAAACGACATTGGCTATTGGGAAGACGAAATTCTATCACTAAGTGAACGAGACATGTTAATGAGACTTCTTACAAGATACAGTCAGTCCATTAAAGCGTATGCAGAAAATAAAGAAAAACAAAGAAAACAAGAAGAACAAGATAAAAAAGCATGGGAACAAAGAGGAGTAGAGCACACAGTCGTGTAGAAAGAAGGAATTATGTACGAATTAACATACGGAAATAGCGAATCAGAAGAGTTTATAAGCTACTTTTCGTCCGAGAAAGAAGCAATCCATTATATTATAGATTTCCTTGATGAGTATTATCCTAACTATCCATACATTAGGGTTATTGACGGGAAAGAAGAAACGGAGATAGATTATGGCAGTCATCATTGGTTCTACTGGATTAAAAAGATAGAAGGTCCAATTAAGATAGAAGAAGACTTTATCAAGGTCACACTCATTCCAGATTATGAACCAACAGGAGAATTAGATGGCTACATAGTTGAGGAATTAAGTTATGACCCATTACTTGCTGAGTTCAAATCTGGAGATGATGAAATAGACAGTGAGTTTCTTTTGTTTCACGAAGATTGGGTTTATGTGTTTAACCGTGATGAAGAAGAGGGAACAACAAGTGGCTGTGGAGTAGCAGAAGGAGATGACATCTTCGAGTTATTCGGAATAACCCTAGTTAATGTTATTCGGAAAAAGAAAAACCAAATGAAAGAATATATCGAGTCACAACGAAAACAATAGGAGGTTATATGAAAATATTTTTAGCTGTATTGGCTTTAGCCCTGTCCCTTGTGGGGACAGATGTACAAGCAAAAACATTGATGAACGTAAGTGCCTATACACATACGGGCAACGTTATGGCAAATGGAGAATATCCATATGTTGGTGCGGTTGCTAGTGATGACCTACCGATAGGCACAAAAGTACTTATTAACGGACAAGAGTACGTGGTCAAGGATAGGTTTGGTGGTGGCTATACAGATAGATTAGACGTCTTTGTAGATAGCTATGACGAAGCTATTGAATTTGGTCGCCAATGGTTAATGGTAGAAGTACTAGGACAATGAGACATATAGAAGATATTGCAAAAATCACGCCTAGAAGAGAGTTCATCCTCCAATACGGTGAGTATTATTGGATGAATATCTGTAATAATAGAATTAATAATTCTAGGATTAGGAAAATCGGGAAAAGAAATAAAAAGACAGGAAAGGTGTACAAATGAAATTACCTATTAGTAATGAATGAAGAGCATATAAGGAGTGAAATAGATGGATGAATTAGTTAGCTTTTCTTTAATACCAACGATTGAAGAGCGTTATATTGTCGATAATCTTAAAATTAACAAATATCTCTTTGGGTTTAGTAAAAGCAAGGAAGTCAATGGTGTTAGATACATGATTGACGTTCATAAAAATTCAGTTAATGTTAGTGAGGATAGAGGATTTGGCTATGGATATGAATATTTTTGTAAGATAGAGCAAGATGGGGAAGTATTAGAATATTCTGTTAATAAAATTGAAAACATTCTCAAATCGTTCAAGGAAGGAATGCAAGAGCATATAAAGAAAAAAATGGAATGGGAACAAAAAAGTAAAATCCATATTTCAATCTAATGGATAATTTAAAAAAAGAAATAAAAAAGACGGGGAGGGCATATAAATGAAAGCAACTTTAAAATGGGCAGAGACCCTAAGAAAATGCTATTACGCTATGGGTAATTGTTATGGAATGAAGTGTAAGGAACCAGCTCTTATCAAGGCTGTAAAAGCAGGACATTTATCTCTATTAGAGCATGCAGATGTAACATTTGACATTATCTGTAGTCAAAAATGTTTGGCACAAATCACAAGACATAGACATTTTTCTTTTACAGTTCAATCTACAAGAGGAATGAATATTACTGGAAACGGATTCTATAATAGCTTTGACAAACTAAGTGGAGTAGAGAAAACAAAGATGAAAATGGCTTATGGAGCCATTGCTATGCAATTTGAAAATTTGCTTGCTAGTGGAGTTCCAGTCGAGATTGCATCGTACGTGTTACCGCTAGGAACGAATGTAAAATTAACGGTTACAGGGAATCTTCGCTGTTGGTTTGAATACTTAAAGAAAAGAGTCTGCAACAGAGCGAGTGATGAACACCGTAAATTAGCTATTGAAATCTACAACCAGCTAAACGCACAGTATCCTACATTGTTCAATCAAGAAGTCTTAGGTATTTGTGTTGGTTGCAAAGAAGTTAGTTGTGATTTTTCCGTGCATAAAGCTACAGATAAAAATCCAATTATAAAGGAGTTAAACAATGGAACTGGTGTATAGTGCATGTATATTTTGTATGTCAGTATTGATAGGCGTACTTGTATATTTATCTATTAGAGGTGAAGGATGAGATATTTTACAATCGTGTCTAAATACCTAGACAAAGGAATTAATATCCCTAAAAGAAGTACAAAAGCATCTGCTGGATATGATATAGAGTCAGCAAAAGACGTCACTATTAGTCCTGGTTGTACAGAACTCATTCCAACAGGCTTGAAAGTCTGTATGAATGACGATGAATTTTTATCTATCCACGTTCGGTCTAGTGTCGGAATAAAACGAGGTTTGGTTTTAGCAAACTGTACAGGGATTATTGATTCGGATTACTTTAATAACCCAGATAATGAAGGGCACATTTTAATTGCATTAAAAAATACAACTCACGGTAAAGTGTCCATTAAAAAAGGCGAGAGAATCGCCCAAGGTGTTTTCCAAAAGTATTTGGTTATGGAATGCGATAAAGAATGCGGAGGAGCACGAACTGGTGGAATCGGAAGTACAGGAAGGTACTACAAACAAGGTGGAACTGTAAAATTAGCAAAAGGAAGGTGGGAACAATAAATGAAACAAGAAGAAACAAAGTATGCAGTAGCTAGTATCTTAGCAGAGTTATTATTTCACAATTACGAGGACATTGACGTAAACGATAAGGGGCAAATCGTAGCATATTGTTATCGACCTAAAAATAACACTTTGGAGCTTAACTTACCAAAAGATATTAGCAAAGAATTATCTCGTCATTTGTGCGAAGTTCGACCAATCCTTGAGATTTTACGTTCAGATTACGCTTTGTATCTAGGAATGTATATGGCACAAGAATTAGAGGACAGCTTAGAGAACGTAGAAATCGTTCACAAGCCTAATAAATTAGTTGGTCGTATTTGTGACGGCACACGATATTTACTAACTCTTAATGGAGTAGTAAGAACAAACCCAGGCGACTGGATTATTACTGGAGTTAATGGAGAAAAATACCCATGTGACCCAGAAATATTTAAAGAGTTATATGAATTAGCATAGGAGGTAACGTGGTTCATTACTTTGTAATTGACTACGGCAATACAGGCGAATTTTATACGGTAGCAGTAGAAGGACAGAATAGAAATGACATAGAATTGTATTTGCAAGGGCAATCAAGAAACGTAAGATACTTAAAACAAGCAGAACGCATTAAGTATAAAAAAGGCAAGGACATTGGGGTAGGAAAGATAGTGTACTGTAAACACTGTAGTTCTTGCCCCAAAGGGCTATCTCCTGATACAAGGGAGAGAGTATTGTGAAAGAGTCAATCTTATTAGAAGCAATTTCGATGTATGAGGATAAAGGACTAGATGCGATTGAAGAAATTAATCGTACAACAGCTATATACGAATATTCATTGAAAGTAGAAGAGTTAAGAATAGCAGAAAAGATATTTAAGACCCTCAAGTATGGAGAAAATACAAACGGAAAATCTCCAGAGGATATACTAATAGATAAAGAAGAAAAAGAACGTATTTTCCACTTTGCATGTTGGGTAATGGATTACCTTAAAACACAAAATCCTAATTATTGGGAGCTATTTAGGGATAGATTTATCCTAGGTATTAGTATTGAAAGAATGGCGAAAAAATATAACAAAAGCAAATCAGTAATGTACAAGACAACCAAAAGAGTAATAACAGAAGTTAATTCCGTCATGAAATTATACGACGAAGAATATGGTAGTTTGAAAGATTATTTGGAGATGTAAACATGCTTATAGATGATATGTTTTTAGATTTAGGATACGGCTACAAAGTAGCTTTACGTGAAGTATATGCTATGTTCCCTATGAACTTAGCTCCTGTAAAGGAAATGTATAGAGAGTATTGGAGACAAGGGAAAGTATATAGAGCGACAAAAGGTCGAAAAGCAAAGAGTTTCCTTTTATTACAGAACGGTTGGACGTTTGTATCGGCTTTATCAACAGATGAATTAAACGAACGCATTTGGGAGATGAGACGTATTCGGAAAGCAAAAGAAAGTTTAATGGAGGTAGGTACTGATGCCTAAGAGAAAACCTGGGCGGAAGAAGAACAAGCCTATTACAGAAAAGGATTTGATATATATGCAAGCTAAAGCACTCACGGGAAGTGAAAGGGAAGCTAAAAAGATAGCTAATATTAGTTTGAAGGTAGACCCCGAAAAGAATAACCCTGCTGTAAAAGAGTCTATGAAAGACTATAAACGCTTCATGGATAGGAAGTTCATTGAACAAGCCGACATGGTTGCTAACGAATTGTTGGAGCTTGTTATGAACGCAAAATCAGAAACTGCTAAGCTAGGGGCAATCAAGGATTGGCTAGACAGGGCGGGTCTAGCACCAGTAAGTAAAACAGAGACAACCACAAGAGAAATAGGAACAGGTTCACAAGTTGCGATTGACTTAATCCATAGATTAAATAAATTGGATAACAAAAAAGGCGGAGAATAAACTCCGCCACTTTTTTTATTTACCAACGACTTCCTCTAGCTTGACGCCCGTCTTCGTATCCGTCTCTATAACCAGAATTATAGTAGGGGTCACCTGTGTAAACGCTACTTTCAAATTCTCCTCGTTGACCTGCAACCATGCCTCGGCTATAGCCAGCATCGTATGATGAGCTATTGTAAGGGTTGTTGTAATAAGCAGAAGCGGTTACTGTGGTTAGTGCTAACATAGCTAGGATTAATAATTTCTTCATAATTCCCTCCATAAAATAATGACCTTATTTAATAATTCTACATAAGTAGAAAAATTCCTTTATTTTTTCTTAAATAGAGAAGTTAATTCTCTAGGGTTATAAACCCTACCTTTATCCATAAGGTTTTTCTTATATACCATGCTATCAATAGCCTCGAACAGTGGTCTACTATCTTCGATAGCGTTATGTACGTTTACGAACAAGTCTTGCTTGTCTCGGAATACACGCCGTGAAGTGGATACGGTATTTAATAATTTTAAGAGATAGTCTCTGTCCTCTGGTGTATTTGGGTAATTAAACTCTGCACAGTGACGAATGTCAGATAGTGCTTTGTCTAATCGACCAACCTCTCCGTACCAAATATTTTTGTTGTTTCTAATGTAGAGGATAGCCTCTTTAAATTTCACAATAATTTCAATTAATTCTTCGTTTGTAAATTCTTTGTTCATCTTAAAATTCCTCCGTAATAATATATGTATCGTATACGTCGTTAAGAAAAGGGAAAAAACATAGTCCTTTCATAGCTCCTTCTAAGGATACATGAGTCTCATTTCTGTATAAGTATCTCAAAGGAAGGTAGCGTCCAGGGTTATCAGCATCCTCTAGCAACTCGATAACAAACTCTCTACTAGGATTGTGCTTAACAACAAATAATAGCGTTCCCTTTTTTAGCCGGTTATAAAACTCTGTTGCTTTTTTTAATCGCCTATTAAATTCTTTATGCATTATTAAAACTCCTCTTTTATTAAATAAATATCACAAAAAGTATCCGACCATATCGTGTTGAAAAAGTGGTTTTCTACATTGCATTGTTCTCCATCTTCGTAAATTACAGTAGTTTCAATACTCACTCGTCTTCCGTAGCTTTCTTGTAAAACTAAAATATCCCAATCATTATCCATTACTGGGTCAATTACAACTAAAATGTCTCCCTCTTTAAAACTTCCTTGTCTGTATCTCATTAGTATTCCTCCGTAACTAAGTAATATTCAGAAAAGGCAATATTTTCTTCGGCTGCCCTGTTTATGTTTAAGCATACTATACCACCATAAACCAGCCCTCTATTGTGGGTTAAGTAGCCCTCTATCCAGCTATTATTCGGACCACATGCTTCTGTTAGTTTATATACATACAAATCAGAATCAGAAAAGTCAATGCGAAGAATTACATTACCCTCTTTCATAATTTCTTTTATAAATTTACTTCTTGTCATTAGTATTCCTCCGTAATTAAATAACAATTAAAAACAGGTTTTTCTCCTGTAATACATCCTATTCCAAAGCTCTGTAAGTCGCTTTCGCTTTGGTCTTCATTAGACTTGTGCAAAAAAGCAACAATATTTTTGTCTGTTTCATGTACATCGAAAAATATTTCCCCTATAAAAAAGGAGACGAGACCAGTTTCGGTTATAACAATTTTTGTTCCTCTTTTAAATTTTTTTAGTGCAAATTCTAGTTGTGTCATATTAGTACTCCTCTTTTACTATAAAAACTTTTGGGTGGTCATAACTATTAAGTAAAGTTTCATATCTTACGTTAGAATTGTATGTTTTTGGGTTGGCTCCTTTTAAAGTTGCTTCTGTATAAATAAATTCATCTCCTTTAATATAATTTTGAAGAACTCTCCTAACTAAAGGTCGTCCATCCATTTTTGTAACTATAAACAAGCTGTCTTTTTTTAAAAACTGTTCTATATATTGTTCATCAATCATATTAGTATTCCCTCACTATTTTATAAACATCAAAAAACATATCTATAAATTGAGTATCCATTTCCCCCTTACCTTCACAAGACCAAACAGAATCATAAAGATATATAACATTAATATCTCTAGTTATTCCATAGTTATCAAGAAGGCGAACAATCCCCCAGTTATTTTGGTTACAAAGGTCAATGATAACTAGTTCGTCACCCCTTTTAAAAGCCCCTTGTATAAAGTTTGTATTAATCATAGTAAAACTCCTTTATTACAACATATAGATTAGTACCTGTCTCTTCTAAAAATCTATTTCTAAAGTGTAATTCGGTTATTAAAGGAGAGAATATTCCGTTTTTGTAATATCTTTCAACATCTAACCATTCAAAGCCTTCTTTGTAAGTCTCTAAAAGTTCGCAAATCATCCAACGAGACTTTATTCCACTCACACACACCACTAAATTTCCTTTTTTGAAGTGCTCTTTTAAAAAACTTAACTTATCCATTAAAATTCCTCCTTAATCAGGTAAACGTCTACATTAATTTCACCTGTATACAATTTCCATGTATGCACAGCACACGATTCGTTTCTAAATTTTCCGTTTATATATTCCCTAGAGACTCTCATTGAACATTCTGGATTCCAACAATCTTCCCTCAATAACAGAATGTCCCAGTGTATTTCTTCATATGCGAATCCAGTAGGGGGGTATACAATCACTAATCTATTGTCTTTTTTTAGGTGTTCTTTTATAAATTCAAGCTGTTTGTTCATTTAAAATTCCTCCGTGACGATGTACACGTTTTTATTATCTACTGTATCTTTAAAAATATAATTAAGAGTTCCACCTCTATCGCCATACCGAAATTTGTCCATCTCAATACTCCTCTATAACTAAATATATATATTTTCTATTTTGTTCGTTTCTTGTTTTGTAATTGAATAACCTCGTTGTTTCGGCACATGGGGAAGCACACTTGTATCTTACAAATACTTTCGTAGTGAGATTGTCTTCGTTATAATCTTCCAATAATTCCGCTACATGGCACCCATCTTCTCTATCAATTACTATCCCAGTACCTTCTTTTAACTTATCGAAAAAATTTGTTTTCATGTTAATCTCCTACAATTTTATTAATGATTACCTCTTTAAAATTAGATGTATTCAGTCTATATTCATCAATACTTTTACTAGCATACAAGTAATAGATAAACACGTCTCTGTCTTGTCCTAGACGGTGCACCCTATCTTGTGCTTGACGTAGTAGGGTAGGGGACCATGGATATTCTATAAACACCGCACAACGACTAGCGGTCAATGTCAACCCTACGGCACTAGCTTGCAAGCTACAGATAATTAGTGGTGTATCTCCTAATTGAAAATTATCTATGTTTCTTTGTCTGATACTAGGTGATTGACCACCTACAATAACAGAACTGTTTGGAAATGCTAAGTTAATTTGCTTTCCTATTTCTTTGTGGTGAACAAATACAACCACCTTTTCGCCTTTATCCAGTAAGTTTTGGATAAAGTCAATAGACATTGTAAGTTTTCTCTGCGTAACGGCTTTGTCGAACCTTTCAATATCTTGAAAGGTTTTTGGGGACGGTTGCTCTAATTCCATGATAGGGATAGGGACAATCCGTTTTTCTGGCAATCCGTTTTTCAAATCTTTTTTTGTTCGTCGCAACCATATGCGGCTCATTTTTTTATGTAGAGAAGTTAGATTACTAAATCCGCTGTAGTCAATGCCGTATTGGCTGTTTCTAGGAGAGCAATATCGTTTTAAAAATTCTTTTTCTCCACCTAACAAATGCAAGTTATTTAAAATCTGCATTTGAGATATAAGTTCTACAGGGCGGTTAAGCATTGGAGTTCCAGTAATTAAAATTTTGTAGGGAATATTTTTACTCCATTGTAGGGCTATTTTTGTCCGTTGTGCCTTTGGGTTTTTAAAACAATGACACTCATCAAGTACGATTTGCTTAATACCTAGCTTAGGAATTTGGTATTTATATTTTTTCATCCTTTCGTAGTTAGTGATTATGATAGGGCAGTGTAGGTCGTCGATGTTTACATCAACGCCAACCCATCGTTTTATTTCATTTTTCCAGTTTATTTTTAAGCTAGCGGGGCAAACCACTAGAATTGGGAAAGCCCCTCTTTTAAACATAGCCTCAATTACTGTCCTAGTTTTCCCCATGCCCATATCGTCACAAACATAGGCAGAGGAATTGTTTAGGATGTACTCAACACCCTCTATTTGATGCGGTAGTAGTGGTAAACTCACCAAAAAACATCTCCTTCTAACTTCGTATCAACTAAATCTAAGGCTTCTTGTAATTTTTTTACTAGCTGTTCATTTTTTGCAGTTAGTAACAACCCATTTAAAAAACCTTGATAATAACACAAATCTCCATAAGAAGAGAGTGGGTTTCTAACTACAGCTAAAGCGTCGTCAATAACTGCGGAAATTTCATCTTGTACACTCATATTAGACCTCCTCTAAAATAAATTGCGGAACATTGATAATCACGGAGTACTGTACCCCAATTAAGCTGTAGTCTTTTAAAAACAAGGGAACTTTTCCGTGTTTTTGCTCCCAATATAAGTATTTATAAAGCTCGTCTAGTGTTTTAAAAATTTGACGAACAGCTCCGTTCACTTTGATTGCATATCTTTGAACGGATTTTTTGTTTTCTCCGGTACTAGTTTTCTTAACGTCAACTTCATATTGTGGGTTATTTTCTTGTAGCAAGTCATTTAAGGCTCCGACTGTTAGTGGTCGGAAAGTAGAAGTGCTTTTGTCATAAAACAAAGCTCTTACAGTTCGTTTGCGTCTAGGTCCTCTGCTATAATCTGTTCTCATGTTGTTACTCTCCTAAAATCTTACGGATAAAATCACTAAAGGCTACTTCCACTAAACAAGGGACTAGTTCTTTTACATATTCTGCTATTTCCTGTTCATCAAAAAACCTAAACTCTTGAGATTCTGGAAAAACTATTACAAAGTCTTGTTCATCGCAGTATTCTGAATATGCTTTTGAAAAGTCTAATAAACTCATTCCATTTTTTTCAAGGTATTTCAATAGAAATTCTTTATCTCTTGTACTTTTTAAATGAAACGCAATAGAGTGTCCTATATCCCCATACCGAATTACGTATTCCATTACCCCCTCGTTTACAAAGGCTACTTTATCTAGAGAAGAGGGGGTGTTATCTAATAACTCTTTGATTTGATGTTTTAAATTCTCTTTAATAACAAGTCCAATATCATTTATATCTAATGATTTGAGAATATTCATAATTAACATCTCCTTTTTATAATTAATATTCGTAATCAAGTCCCACAAAAATCTTATCCAATACCTCTCTTTTTAAATTGTCAATCAAATACCACTTAGCTACTTCGACAAACTTAGAAATATCTTCCATTGTGAAGAACAAGAACTCGTTTTTATTTACCATGCACACATGTGTGAAGGGAAATTCTTCGTATTGTGCATGAGTCATAAACTCCGATAGTGGAACTTGTTCCTCACTTAAATATAAGAATAATTCCCTAGAGCCAACCATAGTAGTTACATCAAAAGCCCGTGAGATTTGTGGGTCGTCACAATCTAAAATTGACTGGTTTAATAAATCCATGATAATTTCATTATTTTTTTCTTGTTCGCAAAAGCAAGATACTTGAGAACATATTTCGTATAAAATTACGTCGGCTAAACGCCCTGTATCTAATAACCCACAATCTCTTGTAATTTCTACTAAATTCATTTTAAATTTCTCCTTTTAAAAATGGAGGGGGATGTACCCCCTCTCTAATTACTTAATAGTGTATTCGTAGTTACCATGTAACCACTTTTTGTTGACGATTGTTGATGGTAAATCGTCTGGTAAGGCATCTACATAGAGAACTACTGAAAATTCCTTGATTTGAATATCTAGGATAGAGACATCGTATGAGCACAGTTCGTACTCTGCTTCGTCCAAAAACTCATCTAATTTTTCGTCAGTCATTTTTCCAGTCCAAACTTCAATAGGCAAGTAATTCATGCCGTATTCATCGGTGGACATCGTGGTGTCGTTCTTACCGAAGTTAATATTCATTTCCTTCTTAACTTCTTTTTTAGTAGTAGAGCACCCATACGAACTAGTCGTGTTCCAGTAATAGCTATCGTCATACCAAGGCTTAATCGTTGCTGTTTTGTAACGATAGCCAATATAACTAGTGTTGGAATACAATGCTCCAGACGTTTCGGATTGAACAAAGTTGCCAATTACTGATAACTGCCCGTCGCCGACCAGTACATACTTATTAGAGCCCATTGCCGACTCCCATAACTCTTGTACGGCTGTATTCCATACAGCATCACCTAGAGGGTTGACTACCTCTTTAATAAATTGCATAGTGTCACTATGCTTAGCTTTCATACCGCCTTTAGGCGTGTAATCAGACATGATACCGTTATGCACCATGCCAATCTTACACCAGTTATTAGGTAAGCCCATTTCCTTGTAGTTGTTGCACACCGCAAATGGATGGCAAGTCTCTGGGGAAATAGCCCCACTTGTTGCGATTCGGAAGTGGAATACACGGTCAATAGAGTCTGGTAATTTACTTGCTTCATTCCAAAACTCATCGAAAGTAAAGAAGCCTTTTTTGATATGTACTAACGACTTTTTCTCGTCATAGTACATCATTCCCGCTCCATCGGGATTACCACTGAAACAATTTGCCAATTCCTCTTTATTCAACTCGAAGCCACGTTTAAATACTGCAATAACACACATAGTAATTCTCCTTTTTGTTATAAATAATTAATTAAAAATGTTTGTTTAGTTAGCCCCTCTCAATGGAGGGGCGTAACTATTAAGCCTCTACCAAATTCAAATCCAGTAGGCGACTTCGTAAATCTTCGTATCCTTTGTCTTTGGCTTTTCGATTTACGATGTCCCAACTAAATTGGTAACGGTCGATATTTGCCATGTCGCTTAGCACATCTACTAGTTGAATGCAAGACTTAATATGTTTGCTATCAGGTAGAGAGTGGAATAAGCGTATTTCTACGGTTTCGTCGTTCCGAAGATTGACGGCTGTGTATCGACCAGCACGGTAAGCATTTTGGTACCAGTCGATTGCATACTGTCGAGAGGAACCACCAACACGGTCCGCCCAACGTTCTGCACTAAAAGAAGGTCTTTGTGCAAATTTGACCATATCTCTATAGTTCTCAGAGAACATACGAACTAAACGTCCGATGTTTTTCTCGTCTTTAAAAAAACGACGGCTGATATGGATATGAATGCCAGCCGTATCACGGTCGTTATCGTAGTAGCGACGTTCCATACGCTCAGCGATTTGCTCCCAATCCATTTTAAGCATCTCACTAGGAGACATTGGATGAGTGATAGCTTCAAACCCATGAGACAAGGAACCGTCTGAATTAAAGTAGAAGCGGTCCATATGTCCTTCAAAGATATGGAGAACGTCTGTATCAGTTCCGTCCGCACAAGAACCATCGCACTCTAATTCCAACCCGAAGAACTTAGGTCCTTCTCCAAAGAAATGGAGAGCAGGGCGTTTGTGATAGCCCCGAATTAATCCTTCAGGCATGTTGTCTTCGGAGTAGTACCAACACTCATCGGTGGAGCACCAATACAAATCGTCTTGTTCTCCCTCGGCATAGTAGTAGCCGTCCTCGGTCTCCAAGCGTTCTTCATTGTCGGAGTACCAACTATCGGTGACTTGAGAACGCCACCCGTATTGGCTTTTACATTCGTAATGGACTGGATTATTGAAATTATCCTCGTAGTAAAAGGCATCGTCGCAATAAATATACGTATTCATTGAGTCCGACCAAATATATTGGTCGTCACAACAATCTTCGCAAATAACTTTGTCGTCGTAGGCGTCACGAACACTGTCTATGTGGCAAATCTCATTGCAACAATCACAAATAAAATAATCTTCTGTCAAACCTTCTCGAACATCCATAGAGTGGATTACCTCCTTGTCAAAATAAGACACTTGATTTTTAAAATACCAACGACCACTTGCGGTCGATTGGATAATGCCTTCATCAAATTTATTGACGGCAAATGTTCCAAAATAAGTAGTCAATTCCACTGGTTCTGTTAGCGGCTCTTTAGTTAAAACCGAGACATTACTTACTGGAGCCAAGTTGTGTAGCTCACAAGTATATAGATTGGAAATTCCACCCCTCGGAACGTAGATACGTCCATCGTTCCCTATAGTTACGACCTCGCCGTTGTAGGAATAGCGGTTACCAGCTACCACAGGATTTCCGCTACCATCCAATACAATATCTTCTGGAGCGATGTCCATTGTGCATGGTGTGTTTGTACATTTAAATGCACCGTTTTCCTTGTAATATTGACCTTTTACAAGGTTTACGTAGTTAGGAACATAAGGAGATGGTAATTCATTTGCAGGGATGTGAATTAAATTCTCTGTCTCAGTGTTTTCCAATACGATAATTTGTTGACCGAGATAATTCTCGGCTAAATATTTTTTAGTAAATAAACTGCCATTGATTTTAAAAAGTTGTTTTTCCATGAGTTCCTCCTCAGCCAAATACGGCTAAATACAAAATAAATAAGGTAAAGTAGCCTAAACACAAAAGGCTTTGAAGGGTTAAGTCCCAATAATATTTCATTAACCCTTTCCGATTTAATTTCAGTTTGTTGATACGCCCCGTTTCTATAGAGCGACCAATAAACCTAGGATTGAAGATAGAGCCACGTTGTTCTAAAATAACGTGTTCCTCTCCGTGAACCTTTACGACTTCGTCCATAATTTACTCCTTTCTTAACTTATAAGTTAACAAGCAAGATAAAAAATATAGCCCATCAAGAGCTACATATATGATACACTAAACTTAACTAGTAAGTCAAGTGTATATTTTTTGAGTACCCACATGCACGTGTGTGCATGTACGTGGGTGCGTGTGGTCGTGACGTTGCTCCGTAGTAGTGGTACCGTCGGGTTCGTTCGACCTGCTAACAGCTTACCACAACCCTCATCGAGTGCCGAGAATGGCTCAACCATGCGGTTTGTGATGGGGAAGGATAATCCACGGCTTGCTAGTCATGTCAATAAACGCAACTAATAATAACTTATAAGTAAATTATAATTGTATGGATTGTGGTTACATACTTTGTAGTGTCTATTAAAAGATAACCAAATGATTATCAGTGAGAATTAATATATAAAATCATGATACATAGTATCATGTAGGCGAACGCCTACCGCCTTATATAGTGATAGGGAATAGAACGAATACAAAGAAATATATAGGCAATCACAAGGCAAAAACGGGGAAATCTATAAAATTCTACTACCCTATACAGTAATAGTATATATAGAGTAATAGACAATATATAAAAGCCTATACCGTATCAGTAATAGAGAATATAAAAGAATATTTGTTCTATATAATAAATGCTTTAAAATCGTTCATAAGGCTTGTTTTATACCTTGCTAGTGTAATTATACCTATAAAGGATATAAAGCACCTTATACAGCCTATAAAGTGCCTTAAATTGAATATATGGAATTTAGATATACCATGATATAGCCTGTTAGATTAAAATAGGCATAAAAAAAGCCTTTACCAATCAAAGGTAAAGGCATGTAGTAAATATGGTGTAGATATGCTATTAAATCGAATAAAAAGCCGTAAAAATTCGCATGATGTGCATAGGATGTTAGAAAAAGTCAAGTATCAAATAGTACATGATAACGATAAGTGTATATAAATATGGTTATCATTGATTATCAATAATGAATATATGTTCGATAAATAGACATAAAAAAAGAGGAGTTTCCCCCTCTAATCTAACCTTTATAAATAGACCTATAATAGGCTATTTCTAACGCCTTTAACAATTCAGGCGTTATATACCGTAGGCAGAAAAATATATCATCTATCTCTACCACGTGTAATTTCATGAATCTACGTGCGGTATTAAATTCTTGTACCGCCACAGCATATTTTATAATATCCACTCCACCATAACGACGCATTTTTTTAATAGCTTCGATAGCTATGTTTTTTGCGTCGTTCATTTGTTTAGGTGTAACATTGTACACCCTACCAAAATCTAACATAATAGTACCTCCATTCTTATACTTTGGTGTGGTTAGCTTGCTTTATATAACGGTACTCGAAAGCCTTATTTTAAAAATTATAGAGGATTATAATAAGCCGTTTTCTTCGAGTTTTTCCATGAACAAAGCAATTTTGTTTTCCATTTCAGATAGCTTTGTATTCAAGGCTTCATTTTCACGTTTTAAAGCTTCATTTTCACTAGAAACGCTGTTTACGTTTTTTGCGTAGTCAAAGCCCGCTTTCATTACAGATACACAATTTCCAAATTCATCAAACCATTTTTGTAAAGGGTAATTTGTATCTTCACCCTTTTTGTTTTTTCCTTTGATTTTGACCAATCCAGATTCTGCGAAGTGAACACGACCTTTTTCTTCATCAATAGTCGCCTTTACGCAAAGGGTCAATAATTGTGTATCGTTATCGTAACGATATTGACCAGCTTTTAATGCTTTTTTAGATGTTTTATTAATAGTACCGCTTTTTGCCATAATTGCACCTTTTCTACCTACGTAAGTAGGATTTTCCAAAAAATCAGTTATGACTTTCAAGTACCGCTTGATAAAACAAGCTAACCTTATTTAGTTTTCAAAGACCATTCAAGCTAACCGCCTACCGTAGTAGGTTGTGTGGTTGCTTTCGATGGTTACACTATAGCACACCTTTTTAAAGTCTTGAGATTGGCTTTGTTATACGGTTTGTTGGCTATTTGGATAATCTACAGCACACTTTTATTTACTTTAAGGCTTAGCCTTTGAATAGAGTGGTATTTTTATCATGGTAGGTGGCTAGGTGGGGCTTCGCAAACGGGGGTCCCGTGTCCGCCCCGCCCCGTATAGAGACCCTTTTAGTACAGAAATAACTCGTTCAGAAAACCTTTTAGTAGGCAAATAATTGGCAGGTAGGGTGGGGCTTTCTTTTTGAGGGGTACTAATACGAACGTAGGTATCTTTTAATAAAAATAAAATTAGGTACTGGTACATACTAGGGTATGGCTTCTATATACTGTTATCTATATATAGGTAAGGGGTACAGAAATTAAATAATTTTCTCCTTCTTTTGGTAGGTTGATTTCTACCTAAGAGATATACAAAATCGAAATTTTGTCTGAAATAGTAGAATTTCGAGAGGAGTGAAATTATGAATCATTCTGTAGAAGTAGAACAGATAGCTGAGGCTTTTAGAAAAGGAAAAGAAAATTTAGTTTCATTTAAAAGGCTATTTCTCCCTGTGGGAGAGGACGAAGAAGTCCCGTATGCTTGGTTTCATTATTCCTGGAGTGACATCCTATTACATGGAAAGAAACACTATGCTATCGAGGGGTTCCGAGAGTCAGCAAAGAGTACCTTTGTATTGAATGCATTTCCACTGTATCGGTTGGTTTACCCAGATAAGAAAAACAATTACATCGTAATCGTTATGGCTAACCAGACGAAGGCTAGTAAACAGTTAAAAGAAATCGCAACGAAGTACGTTACGGACGAGTTGTTCACACTGAACTTAGTGAAGGTGAAGGAACAGTCAGAGAAAGCTTTTGAGGTAATCGTTAAAGATGGGGGAGGGGGGCACGTAAACGTAAGAATCGAAGCCTACGGCAAAGGTTCTTCTATACGTGGTTTATTATGGAATGATAGACGTCCGTCTATCGTTATTATAGATGACCCTCAAGACGTAACTGATTCCTTGTCTGATACGATTCAGACAAATGATTATGATTGGTTCCTATCGGACGTGTTGTTCTTAGGGAAGAACACACGAATCTTTATGATTGGTAATAACCTTGGTGAAAAATGTTTGATAGAACAGGTTATCACAAATAAAGACCTTCTTAATTTTGATGCCTTACGAATACCAGTAATGAATGGTGAGGGTAAATCGAATTGGGAAGAAAGGTGGTCTGCGGAGCAGATTCTCCAAGAGAAAGAGAATTGGCGAGCTTTAGGTAAACTGGACATTTGGGAACGGGAGAAAATGTGTATTGCTATTTCCCCAGAACGACAAATGTTCAAGAAAGAATATTATAAGTACTACGCACCGACAGAATTGAAGCTGGAGGGGTGTTCTATTTATACGACGGTTGACCTTGCTATCTCACAAAAAGAGAGTGCCGACTACACGGTAATCTGTACGATTGCAGTCAATAAAGATAACCACTGGTTTATCTTGGATATTGATTATGATAGGTATGACCCATCACAAACCATTGATGCCATTTTCCGAGCGTATCAGAAGTACAAGCCACTCTACGTAGGCGTAGAGAAAGTAGCTTATCAGGCTTCTGTAAAACATTACTTGGAAAAAGAAATGCCAAAACGGAACATCTGGTTTACAGTGAAAGACTTAGAGGCATCTAGCCGTAAAGAACTTAGGATTGCAACATTGCAACCACGATTCAAGGCTGGTACTATTTGGTTCCCTATGGGGGCTAAGTTCTTAACTGAATTAGAGAGTGAATTAGGGAGTTTCCCAAGAGGGTTGCATGATGACTTAATTGATGCACTTTCTTACCATAATCAGATTGCTATCCCACCAGCAGGCGGGTTCAATACCGTCTACACAGAAGACATACCATACGGAGGAGCTATGTAATGAAAGTATTATTCGATAACGTATTAGTCATTCCAGACGAAGAAAAAGAAAAGATTAGCGAAAGCGGTCTGTACCTTGGTACACGAAATGAGCCAGTATTAACTGGGACTGTTTACAAAGCAGGAGAAGGAACTTTTAACCATGGTAAATGGGTCCATAACGAAGTCAAAGAAAATGACAAAATCCAGTTTGGGCACGATTACCAAGAGATTAAGGTTGATGGCTCTAAATATTATTTAATGAAACAAACAAACGTAGTTTGTATTTTCTAGGAGAGTATAATTGGACGATATTTTACAGTTAGGTAGTACAAGTAATGACGAAGCGATTCTGAATGACTTTGATAAGACAATAGTTAGGCGGATTCAAGCAGACATTGCTAGTGCAGAAGCCTACCAGGCTTCCGTTGTTGAACCAACGGTAAAACAGCGTTATGAAATCTATTACGCTGATAAAGATTACTATAAAAATCGCTTTCCAATTTTATCTAAAACTTCCGACTTAGTTTCCACAGACGTAGCTGATACCATTGAGTGGGCATTGCCATCTCTAATGAAGGTGTTCACAGGCAGTGATGAAGTTATTACCATCGCTGGAGTAACAGAAGAAGATGATACAAAAGCAGAGACAATGCAAGAGCTTTTGGTGTATCAGTTACAACGTCAAAATAAATTCTTTCCTATCTTATATAACTGGATGAAGGATGCCTTAATTACAGGCATGGGTATCATCAAGTGTTATTGGGAAAGGACAGAGGGGTACACTACTGAACAAACAACCCTAAATAATGAAGCACTACAGGCACTCCAACAAACAGGGGTGCCCATTGTTTCTATTGAGGGTCCAGATATTTACGGTGACTTTGTTGTTACCTATCAGTCCCCTTATTATGTAAAAAACGCTCCTAAAATTGAGAATATTTTAGTAAGCGATTTCATTTATTCCTCTGATGCAAAGTCTCTAGAAGAGGCTAACTTCGTTGCCCAAAAAAGAAAGGTAACGATGTCTTATTTAAGAGAGAGAGAAGCACAGGGTGTATATGCAAATATTGACGAAATTAAGACAGAAGACTTTAGACAAAGTAAAATTGAAAGCCCGATTGAACAGGTAATTGGAGACAAATATAATGACTTAACCTTTAACCAAGAAGATAAAGCTAGATTAGAGGTTGTGATTTACGAATGTTATACAAAGATGGACATTAATGGAGATGGCATCTTAGAAGACATGATTATCACCATTTGTGGGGATACTATCATTCGTATTGAGCAAAACTACATGGGTAGACACCCATTTTTCACGATTTCTCCGACAAAAGACCCTCATCGTATCTGGGTAAAACGCTCTTATGCAGAGCTAATTGGAGAATTACAAGACTTAAAAGTGGCATTAACCCGCCAAATCATGCAAAATGTTGCCTTAAACAACGACCCTAAAATGCTATTAGCAGAAGATGCTATCAATATTGACGATTACATCCAAGGTCGTAAGGTAATTCGCATGAAATCTGGACATAGCCTTAATGAAGTGGCTATGCCAATGCCAGTTCATCCTTTATCTCCTCAAACATTCCAGTTTTTGGAATATATTGAAGGACAAAAAGAGAACAGAACTGGTATTACTAGATACAACCAAGGGTTAGATGCTAACAGCTTGAACAAAACTGCCACAGGGATTTCTGCAATTTTAGGACAAAGCTCTCAACGATTAGAGTTAATTGCTCGTATGTTTGCAGAGACCGGTATTTATGAGTTATTCCGCTTTATGGTTTCTTTAAATCAAAAATTTATTGACCAAAATACAGTAATTCGCTTAACAAATAAGTCTTTAAAGATTAATCCAGAAGATTTGACTGGTAATTTCGACTTGGTTGTTAATGCTGGTATTAGTATTGCCACTAAAGAATCTACGATTATGGCAACACAAACACTACTTACGGCTTTAATGCAAGCTAATGCTGGTGGATATATGGTTTCTACACCAGAAAATATCTACAATTTATTTAAAAAATGGATTGAAAGCATTGGCTTTAAAAACTATGGTGATTACATTACAGACCCAGCGGTGACACAGCAACGAATGATGATGGAAATGCAGTTGAAACAACAAGTTTTATCTCAATTACCACCACAAGCGTTACAGTATTACGCTCAGTTTGGTATTTTACCACCAGAAGTGTTATTACAATTACCACCAGAATTACAGTTACTATTTAAAGGAGCAGGAAATGACCCAACACAACAACAGCAAGAAGCTAATCCAGCAGATGGAATTGGGGGCGGGGGCTTCGGAGGCACTAACCTTTCTCAAGGACTGGCTGGAGGAGTATCAAGAGTGGACAATCAGTCGCCTCAAATCGTGCCCCGTGGAGGAAATGGTCCAGTACAGGAACCTTCTTCTGGTATCGGAGGCTTTTGAGGGCTATTTAAGTAAAGTAATTAATAACGGGAATATAGCTAAGGCAGATTTCCAAGAGCTACAAGACCAAATAGCTTACGAAACACGTCGTGGCTACTATCCAGAATAGGAGAAACTATTGCAAGTTAATTTTGAAAAATACCAAAAACCCGCTGGGGATAAACCATGGGAGAAGGGTTCGGACGCAATTCTAAATTCCAAACCACAATTTTCTCATGGTATAGAGAATCCAACCTACCAAAGCCAAAATAATGGACAACATTCAGAATATGTAGGGCATATTACGCCAGAAATGATTGGCGCTAAAGGACCTAGTTATCAAGCTCCAGGGGCAAACCCTGCACGAAATCTCTCTGATGAAATAAAGAGTAAAGTGGAGGCAGAGGAAGCTGAGAGAAACGCATATGCAGATTCTCATCCAGGTTTAAGCAGAGATTTTGCTAGGAATATCTCCGATATTCTTAACCAAACAAAACGCATGGCAGACGAATCTGCCGCTAGAGCAGATGGTTCTTGGTATAAAGACCATGTTCCAGACCTATTGGCAATGAGAGAAGCTAGGATGAAAGATGCTCCAGCTTGGGCTAAGCAAGACCCTATGGCTCAAGGCATGGGATACGAGTGGGCGGATAATGAAAAACTGAAATCATTTGGATGGGATGATGATTATATCAATCACCTTAAAGCTAGTCATGAATTCCACCCACAAGAGATTGAACACTTACGCTCTATTGGAGCTTTAAGAGCACCTTATGCCGAGTACCTTGCTCAACAAGAAGAGATGCGTAAACAAGCCGAAGCGGAGGCAGCTGCTAGAGCTGCTCAAAATAGCTATAACGAACCAAGTTATGGAGGTTCTGGTTATTATGAGGCTCCATCATTCTATAACCCAGAAGAGTTTAAGGCTAATTTATTAAGAGAGCTGAACTCTGGAGGTGGGAATAGTACACCTTCCCAGCCACAAAACAATTGGGATGGAAACGATTCTCCTGCGACTAGAGGAATTGATGCCGATTACATGAGAAAAGCCCAATTATATAGCCCATACTAAAAATAAATAATTTCACCAACCCCTATGGGGAGTGAAGGAGGAAACATGAAAGAAGAATTAAAAATTGACTTACAACTTTTCGCCGATGGCGAAGGTGTAGATACAGGGGAGCAACCTGCTATGGACTCCCAACCAGACGATATTCCCGATTTTGGTATTGACCAAGATGGGAATCCAGTCTTTTTTAATGGTGGCTCTATGGACGATGACCAGAATCAAGAGGAACCGAATACACCGGAGAGTGACGACTCTCCTAATGTACAATCAGCTCCTCCAGAACCTGAAACATACGTCGTAAAAGTCAACGGAGTGGAACAAGAAGTTAGTTTAGATGAGTTGCTCCACGGATACATGAGAAATCAAGATTATACACGCAAAACGCAACAGCTTGCTGATGAGCGTAGACAAATGCGAATGTATACTCCTCAACCTCAAGTACAACCACAAGCACAGCCTCAACAACCTCAAGAACCAACTCCAAGTGAACCTCAGTTCACACAAAAAACTTACTATGAAAAGTTAGCAGAATACGCTAAAGCAGAAGTTGAAAGCACATTCGGAGAAGAATTCGATGAATACAACACTATGCACCAAGCGGCTTTTGCTGATTCTATTGCAACAGTTAAGGCTCAAGTGTGGCAACAGCAACAAGAAGAGGCTCAACGACAAGCCGTCGTAGACAACTTCAATAAAACGATGTACAAGTACACACAAGACCCTAATTACCGAGAGATTGATGCGTACGCATTACAGAAACTAAATGAACTCCCTTATGCACAGGCAGTACAAATTAAACAGGCATTAGAAAATTACGATGCAAATATTGTAGACCAATACATGACAGTTGTGCGAAACGAATTCTATGGTGCACGTAATGTACCTACAATCGCTAAAAAGCAAGCAATCCCTCAACAACGTGGTCCTAAACCACCTTATGTAGAACCAGCTGGTGCGGCTACTACCCAACCAGGTAACCCTACAAGAGAGATTGACTATTCTAAATTACGAAACTTAAACATTGATGAACAGGCTAAACTATTAGCCCAAATGAATTATTTTGAAAAATAGGAGATTTAACTTTGGCACAAGAAACTGCTGTAAAGTCTTATAAAGTAGTGGGCAAGGTTGAGGACATGAATAAATGAAATTGTTCATGTAAAATCTAGCTATATGCTGGAAACCCCTAAAGCTCTTTTTACCAAAGTGTGAAAACAAAGGAGATAGAACATATGGATAATGGGCAATCAGCAGAGAAGGATTATGCTTATCTGTTAGGTTTATGTTTTGGTGATGGACATATAGAAAAAAGAAGCGACAATAATTATATATTTCGCTTAGAAGCTATAGATAAAGATTTTATTGAATACACAGCAAGTATTCTTAGTAAAATCAAAGGAAGTCCAGTAGAAACCAAGACGTTAAAACGGAAAACTTCAAAAGGGAACGAGGTGTACAGCTGTTCTCTTGGAAATATTTATTTCCGAAAAATATACGAGGATAGCTTGGGATTACAAGTAATTCCTAAATACGTATATCTTTGGAATAGAAATTTACGAATGGAGTTTATAAAAGGAATTTTAGATAGTGATGGCTACATTAGCATGAGAAGTAATGGGCATAACACTAACTTTGAATGTGGATATAGAGTCACTTATTCTTGGATTCTGGATGTAAAACGAATTATCACAAGTTTAGGAATCGAGACTAAAAAGATTTGTGAAGTTCCACAAAAAGCTCCTAAAAAAGATGTATACGCTTTCCGTATTAATCTTAAATCGTTGGCATCTACAGACTTTGGGTTTAATGTCCAAAGAAAGCAATTACGATTAGACACCTACAGACAAAAACATAATCTCTCCCAACGACTATACGCTAGACCCGAACAAGGATGATATAGTCTGAACTTATGTGAAAGCATAAGATTAACAATTTGGATTTCATTACGAATATCGACCCAGACCAAACTTTATTGACTTCCCGATTTGGAAAACTTTCTGTACATTCTACAGAACATAACTGGTTATGTGATTCTTTACGACCTGCGATGGACAATGCGACACTAGAGGTTCATGACTTCTCCACTCGCCAAGCTACACCTCGTAGACGTGAATCCAACTACACTCAACAATTTGAACACGGGTACAACGTGTCCGACATCACTCAAGCTATCAAAAAGTATGGTGTACGTGATGAAAAAGGCTACCAAATGTTAAAAGCATCTAAAGAGATTGCACGAGATTTGGAATACGCTATCGTTACTAACAAAACGAAAGTTCCATTTGACGATGCAACTGCTGGTCGTTTTGGTGGTCTTCCATACTTCTTAGATAACTTCCGTGAAGTAACAATGGATGCCGCTGGTGTTGTTACATTATCCGCTCATCGCTTTATTAATGGTGACCGTGTAACATTACGAGCTACACAAGGTAACACCCTTGATTCTAAATTAAAGCCTAATACACAATACTTTGTGAAGGCAATTACGCCAGATACATTCAGTCTTCATTTGACAGCAGAAGATACAAATAAAACAACAGGCTCTCCAGTTAAACCAAGTGCAGCTGTAACAGCTGGTAAGATGGAATTGACTTATTGCAACTCCATTGACGCTGGTTCTTTAGCAAAAGCTGGTGAGTTCAATATGGATGCATTGAACGATGCAATGCAAGCTGTATGGGGTCGTGGCGGCGACGTAGACATTGCTGTTATGTCTGGTAAAAACAAACGTAAAGCATCTACATTTACTGCTAACGCACAACGTAACGTTGCAATGGAAGCTAAGAAACTTACTCAAGTAGTAGACGTCTTAGAAACTGACTTCGGCGTTGTTCAGTTGATTGCTCATCGTATGTATACTGATGATGTAGTCGATTTACTTGACTTACAATACTGGAAACTTGGCTACTTAATTCCATTCCACAAAGAGGACTTGGAACGACGTGGTACTTACCAAGAATCCATTATCACTGGTACAGCTACACTAGAGTGTACTGCTCCAATCGCCAATGCTCGTTTGTACGGCATTACAAAATAATCCTATGGGGTGGTATATCCACCCCTCTTTTTTTGTTATAAGGGGGGATGACCTTGAGAATTAGTACAACAGTAGAAGTAGAAAAGGATACCTGGACGGTTAGTCATACCTATGACGAAACAGAGGTCCTTAAACAAGCTAGAGAAGATAGAAATAGCGGGGAAGAAGGTCGTATAGACGGAGGCAAAGCCAAGTGTATTGCTCGTATTCCTCGGCATAGATTTGATAGCGATATTGAATTGCAGATGGCATTATCTTGCCAAGGCAAAGATAAAGCAGAATACGAGAAATGGATTCGGCTATGGCTAATGAGAAACCCCGAATTTAGAACAACTACTGGGAAAACGAAGGTGTACTTATGATTATTGTCCGTGATGTAGTTACCTCAATCCTTTATGTATTGGGGGAGAACGCCACTAGAAAGCATAGTGACCCAGAAATTATAGATGCAATGAACTTAGTACTAAGGTATGTGAATTTATCTTTAATTAATGCTAAGTCTTATTGGATTACAAAAGAGAAGAAATTAAATCCTGTTAAAGGGATGGCTAAGCTACCAGATGACTTTGGTGGCTTTAAATCGTTTGAAGGGTACGATGGTGGGTACAAATTTATTCGAGGGTCTGTAAAAATTAACAGCCCAGTGAATATGTTGTACTTATATATCCTTGACCCTATTGAATCTATTGAAGATGAAATAGATTTACCATATCTTTTATATGATATGTTTGTTAGATATACTGCTGGTTTATTGAATGGCAACTTTAGTGCTGATACGATAGCGGGTTTAATTACTGCTGAAATCAACAAATTAGTACAAGCAGAGTCTGCTGGACCAATAGATAGACCAGTTCAATTTTTTGTTTAGGAGGAGACATGACAGCTAACGATTTACTTATCCTCGTTCGCCAGAGATTAGGAGATATGCAAAAGCTAGCTCTATCTGACGAAGAGTTATTGATGAGTTTAAATGTAGCCATTGACAGGCTAAGCCTAGAGCTATCAGAAGCATCCAGTCCCGAACTAATTAAGACGTTCAATATTGAGGGAACTGCTAAGGTAGCAAGACCAGAAGATTTCATTTCTTTATGCGGTCAATTCCCTATTGAATATCATCAAGAAGTAGATGGAATCAAGTTGTCTCATATGAACCCTAATCACGATGGAACATTAATTGTAAGATACTTTGCTAGTAGACCACATGTAAAAGTATTATCTGATACAGTTCCATTTGATAAAGTGTTACAACAAAGACAATTAGTAACGTATACAGTGTATGATGTTAAGTCTATAACGGGAGAGGTGAAAGTAGATGACAGTCCGAGAGCTAATGGACAAGGCGGCACTTCGAGACCGTCTTAGTGATAATATCCAGAGTGGATATGAGGATAAGGAACTAATTGCTTATATTAATGATGCGATTAACTTTATCTGGCATGTGTTGATTGACCACGGCTACTATGAAGTAGTAGGAGACCATACTTTCACACAAGAAACAGAAACTGTGCCAGAAGACTGGTACAAAACAACTAACCAAGCTCCAGTTATAGTCAGAGACAGAACAGCTACAGTATATGGGAGATTACCAATGAAGATTCGTTATTATAAGAGACCTAAGTTTGTATCTGCTGTTACAGACCAAGTTCCATTCGATAACGAAGCCTTCGGCAATATTATTGCTCAACTAGTTATTGTTCTTGCTATGTCCAATCATGGATTTAATATGGACGTAGAACAAGACATGGTAGAAGCTATCGTAGGTTTATTATAGGAGGTATATTATGGACAACGGTGCTAATAATTTACCTTCTTCTATACTAGGGGATGGACGAAAATTTGTCTCCTTACTTAAAAACTACCTTAAAGGACTCCAAGACGACATCAACGAAAAACTTGGAGAGGTTACAAAGATATATAATTCGGTAGCAGACACTCCAGATACGATTGATGAACAAGTCCATTCAATTACCGTAGAGGAAAAGGCAGTGAATGGCAATATTTCCTTGTTGGTTAAATGGAACTCTGACAATATCAAGAAGTATGCTGGTGCTGTGATTGACATTAAAATTGGCGATTTTCACACTACTTTGGCTGGGTTTTCTACTCAACAATGGGTTAAGCATTATGAAACAACAAAGACTAACCAATATCTGATTGATAACATCGAGCCTGGTCAGAACTATTTAATTAGAGTCCGTGGCAAAAATGTTTATAACGCCAAGTCTATAGAGGCTAAGGCTCCTATGATTTCTCATTATGTAGAGCCTAATAAACATGTCCCTAGACCACCTTATGAAGGAACAGTAGTTTTCGATAAAAGAGGGGCGTATTGGTCTTGGAAACAGTATGACCAAAACCAATACATGTGGACAGAGTTAAGACTGGACGAACATCCTGGCAATCTGTTTAATAGGTTAGAGGTTACCACAGACTTACATTCCGAAGTTAAACCGTTTGGAAGAACGGGCACAGGGTACCTCTATAATAGAGGGGTAGGGAATAGTTACTCGGCTCCTTTTAAAATTCCATATGCCAAAGCGGTGCCAAGAGCTCCTGGGAACTTAACTATTAAGCACGTAGCAGACGGTTTATATATCAAGTTTGACAAGATTCCAGAAGATTGTTTTGGAGCTAACTTGTACATTAACAGCGAAAAAATAGAACTCAAAGAAAATGAGTACACGTATATTTGTAGCACTGGGACATATGTTATCAAAGTTGCTTATGTAGACATTTTTGGAGAGGGAACTATGTCTTCTCCGAAAACGGTTACCGTTCAAGAAACAATAGACCCAGAGGTTTATAAAAATGAATCGTTGAGCTACAAAAGAATCGCCGATGCACAGAAAAAAATCCAAGAAGTAAGAACAGCGATAGACAGTGTTGATAGAGGGGTAACAAGCAAGATAACACAGCTATCCAATGCTATTGATACGAAAGTGTCGGATAGCAATAAACAAAACGAATCACGGATTACCGCTACCGCTAATTCAATTAATAGTACAGTAAGGGAGTTACAAGGCAAGGTTGGAACAATTACATCGTCAACGATTCCTTCGTTACAAAGTAATATTACCCAATTATCTAACTCTATTGACTTAAAAGTGTCCAATGCAAATAAAGCACTAACAGGACAAGAAATTGTATCTCGTATTAACGTATCTCCGAATGGAGTATCCATTCTTGGAAAGTATGTACACATTACAGGAGATACAGTAATTGACGGTAATGTTATTACTTCTAAACACATCGGGGACAAAGCCATCGTAGGGACTAAAATTGCTGAGGGAGCAATTACTACAGATAAGATTTCTGCTAATGCTATTACCTCGGCTAAGATTGCCTCTAACGCCATTACTTCTGATAAGATTTCGGCTAAGGCTATTACGTCTGACCATATGGAAGTTGACAGTATTGAGGGGAATAGGATTAAGTCCAGCTCTATTGATGCAGATAAGCTAAAAGCCAACTCGATTACAGGCGACAAACTGGTAGCTGATTCTATTACTGGCGATAAGATTAAAGCTGGTAGTGTTACTGTAGATAAACTAGGAGCTGGGGTCATTGACCTAAGCGAAACAGGAACATCTATTCAAGGTGGTTCTGTTCGCATTGATGGGACAGGGATGTCAGTAGGACAAAGAAATGGTTCTTATACAAAGTTTAGTGATAGTGGCTTAATTTGGTATGACTCTAAAGGGATTCCTTATGGGTCTGTTCGTCGAATGATTAAAGGAGAAGCACGACACGGGGATAGAATTAATATCAACTGGGACACAACTCCATTTGTCATGGTTACTCCAGATATAATCCCTATATATGGGACCATTTCCGCTGGGAGGTTGGGACAAGAAATCCACTGTAGAGCTATTAACGTATCGAACAATGGTTTTGAAATAGAGGCATTTACCCAATTAGAAAAACCAACTGGATTAGTTTGGGCTAAGCAATGGGACTATGCAGAAGGAGAAAGAACTTCAGATATAATTGTTTGGGCTCCTTATGAGGTTCCTGTTACCCTTACAAAAAGGAAAGGAATTAGAGTAACTGTAAATGGTGGAGAATTATTAGGGGAAGCCCTTCGCTCATCAAAAGGTAATAGAAAATACGGGGGTGTAGAATTAAATAATGACCAAATGTTTAAAACTAATGGATATGACACTTATGTAGATTCAATTTATCATGATGGTGGTGAAAATGGAACTTCATATACCGAATATTATAATTATATTTTTTCTGGTGCGGTAGTTGCAAATAAACTATCAATACAGCCGTTCGATAACTTAAATATCACGCTAAAAAAGGGATTAAATATTATTACGGGTATTTTATCTGCTGGTGCTGGCTTTGACTTACCTTTAAATGAATCTCTGGGGTGGATTGTTAACCCTCCAGATTTTCTAAAGTTTTATAAGCCTTTTGATGCTCCTGTTAAGTTTATGGCAATAGATTTCCCTATTGAAAACTATTACTCTATACAGAAAACTGGATTTGTAATAACAAACTTTTCTGGCAGAGGGGTTCAAAAATTTAAACCAAAAAATAGACGATTTAAGGTTATTTTAATAGGGGCTAGTTGTTCTACGCAAGAATCAAGACCAGCCACGTCTGAAACAAAAATAGTTGGGGGAAGTGTTTCTTACAGCACTTCAAAAACAGAAACAATAGTAGGGGGAATAAATAATAAAGAAGAAAAACAATATAAAATAGATGATTATCATGGTTCTTGGAGACATAATGAACAACCAGAAGAAACTTTCTTTGCAAGTGATTTTGGGTTGGGATATCCTAGTGGTTTGGAATTACACAGTACTCCATTTAAAACTATGGGGTATTTAGCAGATACATCATCGGCTTTTTTCCTAGAATCTAATACCACCAATAAAGAGGCATTGTTAAATAGTGGAATCCAACCAACATTTAAAATGCTGTGGTCGGGAGGAACAAGGATGAGTAAGTGGAATGACGGTTACTTTGGTCCCGCCTTAAAAATTATAGGTGCTCCAGTACCAAGTAAAATACATAGCGACTCTCACCACGGAGCAAGGGGAGGATACCACCGAGAGATGCATGGATATTTTGCATACCAAATGGGGGTATCTCAGCCAGTGGTTCAAGAAATAAGTATTCCAGAAAATCAACCAATTCCAGAATTCACTATTACTATTGGGGCTTGTCCAGATGCTTGGGTCGGTAAAAATATACCTCTTACTGGGACTCTAGGAGGAAGAAGCTCTATAGAAATAGTGGACACAAGAATATTTGATGGTGGAGTAATTATTATTGAAGAAGAAACATCTAAGCAAGTATCGTAGGTGAAATATGTTTTATAATGTAGAATTTTTCTTTGAAAAGCCATACAGGTTGTTTACTTCTGAGGAAGAGACTGAGTATACGGTTACTCAAGAGCAGTTCGAGATATATAATTCTGGAAAATACATAAAAGGAAGCGATGGTAACCCTAAAAAAGTAGAAAACTTTATTAGAGAAATTCCTTTTCGAGAGGTTCCAGAAAATAATAATTCTGACTCAATAAGAGACGAGCCCCCAGTTCCAACTATATCTAACGAACAGATTATGACAGCTCTTTCTGAAATAAGCGAAGCAATGGCTAAATTAATAGGAGATAAAAATGATTAGTTTTTTAACGGACGTGTATGCCGTTTTATGTTATGTAAAGGAGAAATGTGATATGTACATTTTCAAAACAATGGTTCCAATTTATGGTTACTTAATTCTTAATGGTAGCTGGGTATTAACAAAAGAAGAGGCTGTAGGTGGCAAAAAAGCTATTCCTAAACGCTATATTGAGTTAGTATCTGAATGGCTTGCTGAACAAGAAGCTAAACGTTCCGAAGCTACTGAGTAACTAACAAGGAGGTAAATTGGCTAAACGAAAACTAATGCCACCAACGCAAGAGTTAGTGGTGAATCAAGGGGATGACTTTTCTTTCCAATTACGGATAAAAGATAGTCACGATACCCCAGTAGATATTACGGATTACCAATTTACATTAAAAGTTAGAGAAGATGCGGAAAGTGACCAAGTGTTAATCGAGGCGGTATCTACTGTTGTAGATGCCCCCGATGGCTTGGTAGATTTCTACTTCCCTAGCGAACTAACCTCTAAAATTGATACGGAAGGTCTCAATTACGAAGAGGTTGGTGAATATTGGTATGATATTTTACAAACAAATAAAGAAGGAAAAAAGACCAGGATTTTACAAGGAAGATTCATTGTAAGTCCTGGTATTTCTTATCATTAGGAGGTTTTGATGCTTAAATGGTTACAGGAGCATTTCCCACCTCCGTATAGGTTTTTATCCGTTTTAGGCTTTATAGTTTTGGCAGATGCATTAGATGTCTATGAAAGATTCGTTACTCATTTGTCAAAACTATTGGACTATTGGGAGATAAAGGTAGTTGCTGGTAGTTTTCTATCATTAGTTATGTCTATTCATGAAACAGATGTAGCTTATATTGCACAAGCTATCTTCTGGCTTATCGTAATTGATATTATTACAAAATGGTTTGCTATCAGTTATGAATACCTCCAAGAGGAGGGAATCCCCAAAGAAAGAATTACTGTTATTAGTGCTTTCTATGGGTGGATACCAGCTTTTAGAGCTGGAAAGATTAACAGTTCTCACCTAGGTTTTGGCTTTGTTAGTAAAGTGATTCAAATTGCTTTATTGTTAGTCGCTGGCGATATGATAGATTCTGCTTTAGCTAACAGCCATATTGAACTAGGTATTAGAGCTATTACGTTCACTATAGGCTATGTATGCTATAGTGAATCACTTTCTATTATTGAGAATATGAGAGATAGCGGTGTGCCTCATATGGATAAGTTAATGGATTTAATGAGTACGAATGTACTTGGGCGACTACGGAAATAGGAGGAATATGGACAATACATTGGAAGTAAATCTCCCAGATACGAAGAAAAATAATCTGGAAATTACTTTACCAGACCCGATTAAAATCGAAGTTAAATTTGGTCTAAAAGGGGATAAAGGAGACGCCTTTGTCTACGAAAACTTCACAGAAGAACAATTAGAAAAACTTAAAGGTCCACAAGGTGTTCAAGGTGAACAAGGTCCTAGAGGTGAAATAGGACCACAGGGAGAACGAGGCATCCAAGGAATAGAGGGTCCAAGAGGAGAGCGTGGAGAGGCAGGTCCACAAGGACAAAAAGGAGATACTGGTGAACCTGGTCCTATTGGTCCTATGGGACCACAAGGCGAAATGGGTCCACAAGGGATTCAAGGGGTTCCAGGTCCTATGGGGGCTACAGGTCCGCAGGGACCTATTGGTCCAGAAGGTCCAGTTGGTCCTAAAGGAGAGCAAGGAGCTCCGTTTAAAATTGTTAAAATTTATAACTCCGTATCTGCTATGCAAGCAGAGTCTAACTCGTTGAATATGGGGGACATTGTTCTTATTAATACAGACAATGTGGAAGACGAAGATAACGCAAAGCTATATATTAAAAATGAATCTGGATACAGTCTATTGACAGACTTATCTGGTGCACGAGGTGTACAAGGTCCAGAGGGTCCACAAGGGTTAAAAGGAGAACAAGGCATCCCAGGGGAGCGTGGACCACAAGGGGAAACAGGTCCACAAGGATTGCAAGGAGAACCTGGTCCAAAAGGAGATAAGGGTGAGCAAGGTGTTTCAGGGGAAAGGGGTTTACCTGGTGATGTAGGTCCTGCGGGACCTAAAGGAGAAATAGGTGAAAGAGGACCCCAAGGTGATGTTGGTCCAAGAGGTGAACAAGGACCAAAAGGAGACCCATTTACATTCTCTGACTTTACTCCAGAACAACTACAGTCGCTAAAAGGTCCAAAGGGTGACAAAGGCGAACAAGGGGAACCTGGTCTAACACAACCTCCACAAACATTGACATTTAACAATGGACAACTAACTATTAGTGGTGGTAATACAGTTGTTATTCCTACAACATCTGCACCAACTGGAGCTACGGGAGAGGGTAAACAAAAAAGATATGTCTACCAAACGCCAAAAGGCTCTTCTTGGCTTAACGGTAATAGTTACTTCCAATTTACGAGAATTGGTAATGTCGTTGTAGTTGGTGCGAGTGGAGATTCGTGGTCGACAATATCTATTACTCCACCGACTGACCAAAACTTTAACAGATTACCAAAACGGGAAGCTGATGTAAATGGTCGTGGCGGAACTTGGCTTCTTGTACAAAAACCAAATTCTAGTGGTACAACTTTCCAAGGACATTCGATAATTCCAAAAGGCTTTGCTCCTATTAGCTCCGTTTACTCTGATTTGGTAAACGATAATGGTGTTACCGTTGGTTCTGTTATGTTTGGAGATGATGCAAACCTAAGACTAATTAGATTGCACTTCGATGGAAAAGGCACGGACGCCAGAAACGCAATCCCTACTAAATTGTTAAGATTAGGTGTTTGTGCATGGGTAACAGAAGACGACCCTCCAACAAAAGAGTTTAATAGTCCGTCAGAAGGAAAGCTCACAATTACAGAAATCAAGAGTGACCAATTGGGAGGAGCTCCAGGTGTTAGTGGTCCTCAAGGACCTATGGGACCAGTTGGTCCTCAAGGGAATCCAGGAGCTAAAGGAGAAAATGGTAAAAGTGCTTATGAGATTTGGTTAGGCGAAGGCAATCAAGGAAATAAACAAGATTTTCTGAACTCTTTACAAGTATCGTCAACTGAGATTGATGATAAGTTTAGAAGTATCCTTGATAAGCTAAAAGACATCAATAGTAAATTGTAGGAGGTATGTATGGTAATCGAAGAAATTATCAATGAGTTAGATAAATTCATCACAAAGTATAAAGAACGTAAGGACGGTGCAGAAAAGGGTATCTCCTTACGAAATAATATCAAGCAAGCCTTAACAGAAAAAGGTATTCAAGGAGCAGATATGTTAGATGATAGTGCTATAGTAGAGCGTATCAAAACGTTACCCTCTAGAGACAATACAGATGTAGAGGAAACACAAAACAACAATTCTATCAATGAAACATTCGCACAACAAGTGATTCAAATCTTAAAAGAAAATCATATTCCATTTTTAAATTCAAAAGAAGATAACATCGAAGAATTGAAAAAGTGGACGCAGAAAGTAAATACAGTTATTGGCAACAAGCAAGTATATCCAGACATTAAATATGTAGACGGAAAAACAATGGTGAAAATTAAACCTACGGAATATTTTGGCGTAAAAGTCGATTGTGTTTGTGACAGCGGCACGGTAAACGAAACAATCCTAGCAGAAAAAGAATACACAGGCGTCACCTCTATGTCTATCCAACCTGTTGATTACTACGGGGCTAAGGATAGTAATATTGGTAAGCGTACACTAAACTTTGAATTCTTAGAGAAAATGGGGTCTTTGGACAAACTACAAGTACAATATACAGAAGGAAGTAACAACGACATCTTATTTACTAGCATCGTAGATAGCAATGACTACAACATCTTTGACGAAAGAATGAAAAAGTTATACTTTGCATTAATAGAGCAAAAAGCCAATTCTATTAAGGGTAGTAAAGAGTTTAATCCAGAGAGTATCCCTGATGCTGTCGAAACATATAAAATTACAGGGAATATAAAGTTATTGATACTAGATAAGCAACAAATAGACAGCTCATATGATGAAAATAACTTTTTTGGATTCGGTTATTTACATGGTGGTACTATCTTAGAATCAAAACCAAAATACATAGCGGTAATTAATCCAGACTTGAAATGGGGTCAGAATAACAAGAACTCTAATATAAATTTTGAGGATATAGGTGATACCGAAGAGTGGAACCAAAGAGTTGAAAAAGCAAATAAAACAAAAACAATCATCTATCGTTGGGATTCTACACAAGGAAAATACATGTTTGAATCCGCAGAAACACTAGAAGAATGGTTGAAAACGCATCCTATCGAGACACTATAATAGGAGTTAATTAATGGCTAAAAAAGTAGGTAAATCCCAAAGGATTAAAACCGTAACTTTAGTAGACCTAACAGGTGGAATGAACGTAGCACGTTCCCCAGAATTTCTTCCAGAAAATGAGTGTGTTAAACTAGAAAACTTCGAGTTTGATATTGAAGGGGATAAGTTGCGTACAAGGAGGGGGCTAGGTGCCCCCCTTCACTTGTTCACGTCACAAGTTACTCACGTATATAACGATTACGAAATGAATGATTTCTTTATATTTTTAAAGAACAGAAAAGTGTATCGTTATGAATTTGGCAAAACACCACAGCTAATAGGCACGCTTAACGGAAACTCCGAAAGACCGACTTGTTGTAAGTTTGGTGGAAATCTACTTATCGCAAGCGGGAGCAAGCTCCAAAAATATAACTATCAAGAACTGACAGAAATTTCTACTTCCCCCAATGCCGATATAGTATTCGAGCGATTTGGTCGTGTAGTGGTTACGAAAACAGGTCAAGACTTGTTAATCTATTCGGCTATCGGTAACGAAGAAGATTGGCACGAAAACTCAAATGATGATTCTGCCAGAAAAGATGTTAATGTTGGCTATAAAGATGGTGGTGATATTTTAGGTGTTGCACAATTAGCTACAGACTTGTTGGTGTTTAAATCCAACGGCATTATTTACAACGTACAAAACGAACCTAGTGAATGGAATATCACTCCTTTAGGACAAAAGAGTGATTTTATTTCAAGGCACGCACTTACGAACCTAAGCAAGGACGTTGTTTTTATGTCAACTACTGGATTAAAATCTTATTCAACATCTATGTCATATGCAAACTTTGAACCAAAAGATATTGGAGATAAGTGTAATCCACTATTAAAAAAACAAGTTGATAATCCTTTTGTATCCGACCTACGGAGAACAAAACAGCTTATAGTCAGCGGAAATAGTGGAAATACTTTATTTGTATATCACTATGGTTTAAAAGCGTTTTCCATGTGGACATTCCCTGGTGACGTTATGTCTGTATGCGAAAATAGATACCACGTATTGGTAGCTATGAACACAGGAGCAGAATCTGGTGGCATTTACGAATTAACATGGAAAAATACTACAGATAATGGAGAACCAATCCACCAAGAAATTATTACAGGACAACTTAGAGATACTCACGAAATGAATGTGTATAGAACATACATTGATATAGAGGCAAAGGTACCTGGTTCTGGTAGAATCCATATCAACAATGAAGTAATAAATCATAGTTGGATAAGCAAAGAACAACAAAAAGAATTTAAAAGTCAGATTAGGGCTCCTATCTTACAGTTTATGTTTGATACTACAAGCCCTATTATTTTTAAATTCGTTTCTTTTGACATTGTAATGGAAAGAGAATCAATGGTTAGCCAAGGTTCTACAGCAAGTGGAGGAAGAAGAGGCTCTGGATTTGGAGCTAAAAAGAAGTCGGCTAGACACGATGATTTCTTAAAAAATAGTCATGGGGGCAATAAGAACCCATATGGATAATAGGGCACCCGTAATGGGTGCCTTTTTCTTGTAGGAGGACATATGCCTAAAACAGAAGATATTATAAAATGGACAAACAGATATAAGAAAAAAGTAGGAAAAGACTTTTTTGAAGATTGGGATAGAGATTTTTATCCATTGATATACATTCATGATGATGGGTCTTTGTTTGCCTATACTTTCTTGTTAGATAGATTAGAAATTGGTGTTTTTAGTGGTAATGTCGCTGAATTATACCCAGTAGTCGCTAGATTAGCAAAAGTAGCTGGGCTCAATAAAATTGCTACTATTAGTCCATTTAATCCTAGGGCATATGAACGACTTACTAAATCAAAGTGTATAGATTTTAAATGCATTGATGGCACAACATATTATTATTTTATAAAGGAGATAGATAATGGGTAAAGGTGGAGCAAGTTATCACGAACGGCAACTAACCCCAGAAGAAAGGGCATTAATAGCTCAACAACAACGGTATTTGGCATCTATCCAACCGAGTATTGATAAGTTGGTTAATAGAGGAACATCATTACTCGATGACGTTGTAAATCCAGATTGGAAAGGCATTTACGGACAGACAGTTAATGATATAGATGTATTGAGAAAAGAACAATCTCTATTAGCTACAGGACAATTACCAAAGGTATATAGCGATGCTAAGATGAACTATTTCAATCGTATTTACGAAAATACCATGGGTAAAGGTCTTGCTCAGATGGCTCGTAGTGGCGTAGTAGATAGTTCGAGATATAACTCTTCTGTAAATGATATGCAGAAGAATATGACGGCACAAATGTCACAAGACTATACAAAAGACCTTGGCATGGCTAAAGAGTTACTAGACCAAAAATATCAATTTGCATTAAGTCCTTTAGAAGTGGCTCACAAAGCAAATCAATATTCTTTTGCCAATCCAGAACAGCATTTGGCATTAGCACAAGGGCAAAGTCGTTCTACAAACGAAGCTCTTCAAACACAAGGGTCTTTAAACAACGGAAGAACTACCGTAACTCAAAAAGGACCTGGATTCCTAGGAGGTCTAATGAGTGGAATTGGAAATATTGCTGGTGCTGCAATTATGTGCTTCCCAGAATATGTGACGGTTGAAACCGACTATGGTTATATCCCTATTGTAGAAGTAGAAAAAAATGATGTCTTGGTATCTAAAGATGGTATTGAGATTGTATTAGATATTATCGAATGTGGGGAAAAAGACATTCATACAGTTACTACGGAAACACATGAAGTAGATTGTACGTCTACCCAAACGGTATGGACACGACGTGGCTTAGTAGCTGTTAAAGACCTAGAAGATAAAGATGAGATTCTAACTGATAATGGTTTTGAGAAGCTTGTCAATATTGAATTTAAAGAATCAGATGTTCCTGTATACGAACTTGTTGTATCTGGTTCTGCTATGTTCTATGCAAATGGTATTTGTGTAGAAGGTTTCACAGAGGAGGAACAAAATGAACTTTATTCCGTATAAACCAGAAGCTGATTTAGGATATATTATGGGAAATGCCTTAGCGAATGTAGGGGGTCTATTATACTCAAACTACGTTGGTAGAGGCGAGGCTAAAAACCTAGACAATGAAATGGCTTCTGATAAAGCCAATCAATTAGGCGAGGTTAGTAATAAACTAGGAGGATTGTCTCAACTTACAGGGGAAGACTTCCGAAATGGAGTTTCTCAATTATATGCTAGTGGCTATCAAGGTCCTACAATTACAGAAAAAAATGCATCTGACTTAAGTAAAGGTTTCTTGGAGCAATCTAATTATATGAGGGGTTTTGAGGAACGTAATAAAGGCAAATACTTACATGGTGGAGGTTATCAAACATATAACCAAGCAGTAGGAGCTATGCCTAATATTAATGGATTTTTAAATCTTGGGAGGTAGCAATGGATTATAAGGCACTTGTACAACAGGGGCTTTTAAACCTGGGGTTTTCCCCAGGTGCTACCTCTGGTATTATGGCTAATGCGTATCATGAGTCAGGAGCAGATTATTCTCCAACACGGTTGCAAGGTGGTGGAGAGGCAGGAGAGGTAAACGTAGACGGAAAAACTGGATACGGATTATTTCAATGGACTTCACCAGATAGACAACAAGGTTTAGCTGACTTCGCAAAACAAAATGGGACGTCATCTTCTGACGTTTTAACTCAATTAGCATTCATGAAAAAAGAATTAGGGCAAGAGGGATTTAATAAAATCAACTCTATGGGTCCAGAAGACGCTGCATTATACTTTAATGATAATTATGAACGACCCAAGTACAACGAAGAAAATAGAATGGCAAGAAAAAATATGGCAACCACTATCGCTAATACTATTGGGCAAGATGGTGGCAAAACCATTATAGACAGTGTTGACGGAATCAAAACCAATATGGTCACTGAAAATCCAAACGAGAAATTCGATATGGAAGGCGTTATGGCTATCATTCAGCAACCTAAGCGAAATGTAGCAGCTGCTGGAGAAGAAGCTCTTAGAGAACAATTGGTTCGTCAAGCACACCATAAAGCAAGGGGAGCGTTCGCATCTAGGTTCTATGAAGATAGTGATAAAGCTATGATGAACGCCGCTGTAGCTAAAGCACAAGAAGAAGCAAAATTACAAAATGCTAATGCCCAATTAACTGGAGCTGGCAAACTAGCACAAATGATTGCTAATAGCCAAAACAATTCCAATAGACAGGCTTATGCATCTCTTGGGGCTATGGTTGGAATGAATGTAAATCCAATGCAAACACAATTAATGAGCCATAACGAATTAGCCAAAATGGGACTTCAAGTTCAGTTACAAAGAAAACAACTAGAAGAACAAATGCAAAGACAAAAAGAAATGATGATGGTATCAGCTATGCTACATCCTCGTGGAGGAGGTTCTGGCAGAGGAGGCGGTGGTGGTCGTGGCTCTAGTGGAGAAAAAAGAATAATGAACCCTGCACAAAATACAAAATATGTCGATGAAATCAGAAATGGTTTTAGAGAGGTTTTGGAGAATAACGCTAACCTAGATGGCTTCTCTCAACATGATGTCGATAATTTAAACGAACAGGCTATGTTATCCCTACAAAAGCTCGCAGTAGCAGAGGATGACCCGTATGCTGTTCAAACAGTCAATGATATTAAAAGATGGCAAGCAGAGCAATTGAAACATATGGCAGATTCACAAAGTGGACACGATTTAAAATACGATTAATAAGGGGGATATATGGCTTTAATTAGAGATAGAGTCGGCGATAATTTTGATGATTATTTATATAGTTCCAAAAAAAATATCGCAGAATACGCCAAGCAGTTACAAGCGTCTGGGTATATCCCAAATGAAAATGAAGGCTTACTTGACAGCTTACAATCTGGTCTTTGGGGCGGACTTGGAGGTCTCTTGGGTGGTGCATCCGCTCTTGCAAAAGAACAAGGCTGGGACGGAATAGCTAACTGGACTGGTAACGAAGCACAGCATGCTGGCAATAGAGCACAGGCTAACGCCTATACAGGTAAATGGGAAGAAGGCAACTACTTAAATTATGCATTAAATCAAGGGGCACAGGCATTAGGTTCGTCTGTGCCTTCTTTAATTGGTGATATTGCGACTACAGCCGCTATTGGTACTGTTGCTGGTGGTCCTGTAGGGACAGCACTCGGTGCAGTAGTTGGTGCAGGTAAATGGGCTAACAGACTATATGAAGGTAGTAAATTAGTCCAATACGGTGCTAAAGCTGGCAAATTTGCAACAGGGGTAGTAGCTGGTGGTCTCATTGAAAATGCAACCAATGCTGGTGACACCTACATGACAGGTTTACAAAGAGGTATGGACCATAGTCAATCCTACGATGCTATGAAAACAACTTTCAATGAAGGTTGGGCTCCTGCAATGGCGAACTATGCCTTCGATAAAATTTCCATGCAAGGTAGTTTAGGTTCTGGTATTACCAGTGCATTTGCTACTGGTGGCGGTAAAGTTTTAGCTAAAGGTGCCGTTGCAACAGCTGTTAATGCTGGTGTTGGTGCTGTAGGTGAGGCTGTTACCGAGGCATGGCAACAACAAATCCAAGAAAAAGCACTTGGTACTCCAGAATATAAAAATGTAAATATTTATGACCCAACTTCTTGGACTCAAGATATGAAAGACCAAGCATTTGATGCGGGTATTGGTTCCATTCCATTAGGTTTAATTTCTGGTACATTCAGCTCTGGTAAAACGTTATCTCAAAAAGAAAACGAAAAGAAAAACCAAGTAGCTTTAGAACAAGCAGAACAAGCGATGAATGCAACTCCTACTTTAGGAGAAAATCCTGCTGTAACAACGCCTAGCGAAGAGGGTGGAGATGTCGATTTAGGAGAAACTACTCCGACAGTAATGCCAGAGGCACCATCTACCGATGGAGAAAATGCTTCTCTTGATTTATCAGAGGAAACTCCAGAGCACATGGTTGAAAGACCTAGAGATGAGCTTGATGATGCGTTTGATGGATTAAATCACGCCCACTACAAAAAGCAAGGTAAATCTGATGATGACATCCTTGAAATGAATAATAATGCTAGGGCAACTACTGAAATGATTCACCAGAAATGGGAAGAACATACTCCAGAAGCTAAATATTCACCAAATGCGTTTGTGTCAGACTTTAGGGAGCAAGGTTATACAGAAAAAGATGCTAGAAAGCTTTCTCGTGCTACGGTTGAAATGTACGAAAAGAAACAACCAAAAGAATCTAGCAACGAGCCTACCTTAGTTGAGAGAGCTGAGAGTGTTGGATATAACTTATCTGACGACGACAAAGAATCTATTAATAATGGAACTATGCCTAAAGCAATTATGGGTTCCATTGAAAAGAATATAGTTGTTAAAGAAAAAGAAGTAGCGGAAATTAGAGAACAAGAAAGAAAAGTACAAGAGGAAAACCAAAAGAGAGAAGAGTATAATAATCACTACAAAGATTCTGTGAATAAAGGCTTTTTAGAAGAGGTGTTTAGAGAGGTTCCAGACGGACCAAATAAAGACCAATTAATTAGAGATACAGGGTATGCGATTAGAGAGGCAACCTCTGAATACAACAAAGAACATGCAGAACACAAAAGCGGAAAAAGGAAAAACAAACCTGTTGGATTACAAAATAAACTTGCACAAAAGGGAATTAAATCTGGTAATACGTATACAAGAGAACAAGTCGATAATATTGTGGACCATGTAGAAGATATACAAAAAACAAGAAAAGATAATCCAACTACGACTAAAAACGAATTAAGAAAAAGAGGCTTTGAAAATGCGAGCCTTGGGAAAATAGATAATGCGTTTAATAACAGAAAAACAAAAAATAAGATAAACGTAAAGGCTGAGAAAAACGATAAAAGATTTGAAAACTTCTACCTAGATGAAGCAAACAAATTAATTGAGACTGCTAAAGCAACAGGATTGCCTGTTGAAAGAAGCAAAACATACAAAGCTATTCGAGATAAAAGTACCCAAGGGTTTAGAAATATCCAAGATGCTTTATTTCCAAAAGTAGAGGCTCCTAAAAAAGAAGGAGTTAAAAAAGAGAAGTCTGTGCAAGAACAATTGTTCACTCCTATCGAAGACAATAAAAATACAGGAAACCTTACAAAAAAACAAAAGAAACAATTAAAACAAGCAGAAAACGAAAGAAAATTGAAAGAAGCACAAGCTAAACTTGAAGAAGAAAATAAAACTGGTGAAAATGTAATCGAAAATAACGAACTAGCAGAACAGGCAAGACTTGAGCAAGAAAAAGAGGAAGAAGCCAAAGAGGCGATAGAGAGATATGGAAAAGAACAAAAAGAAAAGGATGAGAATGAAGAAGGTCCCGACGATGAATGGATTGAAAGTGCAATAGCAGATGGAGAAGAAGAGAAAAAGACTAGAGAGGCATTTGAAGAGAAAGGAAATAAAGAAAGTGTCAATACAAAAGAAAAACCAAAAGCAAATACAAAGAAATCTTGGAGTAAAGAAGATTCTCATGCAGTCGTAGACAGATACTTAAACGGAGAAATTAATAAAGAGCAAGCTATTAATGAGCTCGTTGAACATGAAGGAAAAGTTACAAGAAAAAATAAAGAATACATACAGAAATTGAAAAAGTCTGTTAATTATTATAACGATAAGAAAGAAGAAACAAGAAAAAAAGCAAACAATGAAAAAGAAATGACAAATATGATTAACGGTATTGACAGTAGCATCACAGCACTAAAAGAGCAAATTGAGAATGGAACAACCGAGAATAAAGACTATGATAGAAAAGTTGAGTCTATAAAGAAGAAGATTAAAGATGCGTATTTGAAACATCCGTCTTTGTTAAAAACTCATCCTAATTTAGAGCAAAGTATCCCTCTTGGAAAGCCAATCAATAAGAAGAAATTACTTGATGAGATTGAAAGTGGAGAAAGAGAATTAACAAGAAGAGAGATTACCAACTTACTTAATTCTCCAGCTAAATTTATTAGAGATTTGACTGGTTGGGTAAGAAAGGTAGTTAACAACCCAGATATAAACTTACAACAGCCAGAAATAAATAAAGTTGTTAAAAGAATTATCGACGATGAGTATAAAGATATAATTGATGCATATGGAAGTATAGAAAAAGCGGTTGCTAGTAGCCAAGGTCGTGGAAGAGTGCGTACCTTTAGTAAGGCTGTAGCTGGATTATTCCCGAAAGAACACTTCCATAACTCGTTAATTAAATCTCAAAAAGATAGGCAAAAAGCCTTAAAATTAACTGATAGAGGGCTTGCAACCTCTAAAACAAGAGGTGATTTAGATAAGTACAAAGACATAGCGAAACGATTCTTTAAAGATGAATTTGAGCCAGATACGAAGGATAAAGAGTTTCTTGTTGCCACAGCAGTCGCTGAAGAAGAAAAGCCTAAAAAAGAAGACGGAAGAAAATACAATAATGTAAAACCAGCTATTACGCTAAAAAGTGTAGAAGCCCTTGGAGATGATACATTTAGGTATGTGTTAGATTTCGACAAAGAAAAAGGGTGGACAGCAGAACAAATCAAAAACGATTTTGAGAACCTAGTGACTCCATATACTGATAATATGTTTATTGATAGCGAAGTTAATAATGTAGAAATCAATGAGGAAGCGGGAACGATTACATTTGAAGGGGAACCTATGTTATCTTACAAAGATTTCTCTGATACAATGGAGTCAAGCACAAAGGCAAATGATAAGAAAACATCCTTAGAGGCGAGAGCTATGGTTGTAAGTGCTGCTATTGACACTGCACCAGATAGAGTTGTTGAACTTGCCCTTGACAAAAAGGATGTCTCTGTGGTACAAAAATACTTGAATGACACATTTGGCAACGACAAGTACGGAGTATACGAGGGTGAGGAAATACAACATCTCACCAAAAATAAAGAAGAGCCAAGGCTTGAAGGGACGTTCTTCATTTACAGTAAAGAAGAATACCCAACTACTAAAGAGTTAGAAACAGCTATAGACGATGAATACTTCTATTCTCCGAACTACCAGTTTGGTAAAGATTCAGAGACGGAACAAAGTACATCTAAACAAAAAGAAGAAGACCATAACATTCTAAAAGGATTAACAAACAATTATAACGAACAGCAACGATTAAGCGACGACGATATTACTCTTGCATATCAAGGTATCAACAACTATACAAAAGGGCTTGGTGCTAGAAGAGCAGTATTTAGACTGTTAGGCAAGGGTAAGAATGTATATCAATTAGGCTTTACTACTAGGAAAGAACTTGATTTTAATGCATTGGCAGATACGCATACAGGTCGTATTGAGGTGACAGAGCAAGGTATTTACTCTGGTGGCTCTGCATTACTTCACGAGGTAGCTCACTTAGCGGTAGATGCAATTTCAATGGCTGGTTCGTTAGACCAACCAAGACATCCATTATGGAAACAATTAACTGACGTAATTAAAGAAGGGAAAGCAGATTATGAAAATATCAAATATCAGATGGGAGACAGTGAGGGAGATATTCGAGTACCTGTATCCAGTGGGACCAATGAGGTTCGGGGGAGAGTACACGAAGGAACAACAAGAGGTTCTCTGGAAGGAAATGAAGGAAGTGGCTCCGAACATCAACGAGGCGGGAGACCATCCGACATGCAGTCTGGGCTTCAAGGAGAGACGTTGGAACTGGACAGTGGAGGACATAGCGGTAACAGCGAAGTTAGAGAAAATGGCAGAAATGTCAATGAGAGCCAAAGCGAACAACTGCAAGGTAATCTGGAACAAGTTCCTATTCGGGGGCGGAATGATAATGGTGGAAACTCCGGACGTGGAAGACTTACAAGAGAAAGACGAGTTCTCAACGAAGCTATTGTTGAAAGATGGGATTTGGCAAGAGAATTAGTTGATACAACAACAAAAGATAATGCAAAGAAAGTCCTTAACAAGGTAAGAAAAATAATGCACGACCTTCATGGTAAATCCGACATGTATCATGAAGAAAAAGCACATGGTCTAATCTCTTTAGTAGATGCTATGTTTAAAATTGATAGTAAACTTGGAAATACCAAGTTCAACGAATCATTAACATATCAATTACTAACTGACATAGAAAATGGAATTGTAAAACCGAATAGACTATTACATGAGACTTTTGCATACTCTTCTCATACTGTTATGAGCAAGGACGGGCAGAAGTCTTTTTTCGATAAAGCCACTGAACACCTAAACCCAGATATTATCAAAGATAACCAAACCAATATTAAGAACTCCTTCATTCATGCCGCTACTGTAAACATCTCTCGCTTGCTAGAATTGTTTGGTCTTGACGAAAACAAAAGTCCAGGCTTAATGAAGAAAAGCACTTGGGCGGGCTCCCTTAATAAATTGATAAATACACCAGGTATTGAGGAACTAAGAAAATACAAAAAACATTTGATTATCTTGAAGAATGATTGGTACCAAGGTATAAAACATACCACAGCAGATGGCGATATGTATTCTGGTAACGACAGAACAGTTAAAGGTACTCTTACAAAAGAAAGAAAGAAAAAAGAAGAGAAGTTAAGTGAAGAAGAAATTATAGACATCCTTGACGACGTTTTGTCAAAAAATAACGGCAGAGCAGGAATTGTTGGAGATAGAAAGGCGGGGCTTAATTACTTCCAGTCTACCGTTTTACAAGACGTAGATAGCAACGAAGCAATCAAAGACCACGAGTTAACAAATCGAAATTTATTATCTAATGACGATAAAATCCGAGACCTTATAGTTCAAATTCACTACTTAGGACAAAATGCTAGTGCGAAAAAAGCATTAGACAAGCTACCTACTACAGAAGAGAAAATGAATTATATCATGGGAGCTATTGATAGTTCTGGAAACGAACAAAAAACAAGTGGAAAGGCTAGAATTAATGGGAATGGTTTTACCTCTAAATTATTGAGAGCCTTATTAGAAATGACGGAAAAAGGTGATGCCACTGACATCACAAAAACTTTCCAAGGTTCTGGTAAAAAAGCAGATAGAGAAGAAGTTAGAAGTTTATTAAAGCAATTACATAGAGAATTATCCCATCGTAAACGGAGTATGACAGAAATCAAAGCTATTGATGGAATTACGCCTGATATGGTAACAGACGTCCTAATTGATATGGAGTCCAAAGAATTTGAAGAGAAATTAAATGTCGAAGCTTTTGAAACTATTAAAAAGGCGGCTAAAGAAGCAGGTATTAATATTCATTTCAAAGATAAAACATTGTCAATAGGAGAAAATGTTGCTAAGATTCTTGAGAAGTCAGGTAGACTTGATGAAATTAAATTCCAAAAAGGGAAGGATTCAACACAAGTAGCTCAACAAAAACAACCAACAGAGGCAGAAAAGCAAGCTCAAAAAGAAGAGCAAGAGGCTAAGGAACAACCTATCTTATCAGCTGGTAAAAAACTAGCTAGAGAGGTTAGTAAAAAAGCTGGTATCAAAACCCCAGATAATATAGAGATTATCAACCGTGATACACGTAGTGGTAATATCTCTGGTTGGGGTCTTAAAAAATGGTTTGTTTCTCCAATCCGAATGATTCAAAAATACATTCCTCAAGCGGGAGCTATTATTAAATGGGCGGAGAAAGCCGAGAATGACCAAACTAAATTAATGCAAAACTACTATAGATTGTTCGACAAAATGAAACAAACTATAGGAGATAAATCAAAAGAGTTTGAAAAACTTACTAGAGAGATTAATGAACTTGGTCGTGATTTTGTTCAAACAATAGCTGTAAACCATAATGGTAAAGAGTATTATGTCAACCTAACTGACAAAGATACTTTTGAAGAATTTATGGAAGAATCTTCTGCTAAAAACAGATACAATGAATTAAGAAAAGCTGGTAAAAAAGCATTTATGGACTTTAAAGAAAATAAATGGAGAGTATTGGCATCTGATACAGGGTTGAGAACAATCGGCTCTTATAGTGATGCTAAACAAAAAGCAAGAACAGCTACAATTCAAGCCATCAAAGATAAGGGGTACTCTAAAGAGGTTGCTTATGCTTATAATCATTGGATTACTCTACGTGAGAAAATCTACAATGATAAAGTCCAAGCATGGAAAGATAGCGGACAAGATGAAGACCAAAGACCGAAATTGCTATGGGGTTACACTCCTAGCTTACACGGTAAATATGGTGTTTATAAAGTAAAAGTTGTACGAGATGACGAAAACGGTGAATATAGACAATATGACAAATTAGCTTCTTTCAAAACTCAAAAAGATGCTATGGAGTATGCGTCTCAATTCGCAAATGACGGTAATTCGTATTCAATCGTAGAACATGGTTCCAGATTTGATGATGCTAGAACGGCATCTGCAATCTATGAAGATTCTTATGACCCTAGCTATGATACCATCTTGGAAGAGTTAGAATCCCCAGAGGATATTAATAAACGATTTGAACGTATTAGTCATAGCTATCCTATGATTGCTAAAATCATTGACGAGTTTATTACTAAAGGTAAAGGCTTAAACAGAGAGCAATTTATTGAGTTGTTAGAAGATAAAGAAAAGTTAGCAGATTTAGGGATAGATAAAAAACAATTACAAGAAGAACGTAAACACGCAAACCTTGATGAATTATTCCGCTTAAAACCTACTGTTGGTAAATTAGACATTCAAAAACACTTATTAATTAACTATGGCAACCATATGAGAGATAAGTTTAACCAAACAAGAATGAATGCCAAAGGTGCTAACCCAGATGTGTTAGGTAACATGGAAGATTATATCCGCTACAATGCTAGATATATTCCTACAAGTGTATTCTACTACAAATCCACAGCCTTATACCGTGACATTACAGGACGAGATTATAAATCTCAGTTCGGTATAGGTGGCGAAGGAGCTCAAAACGATTACCAAGAAATTCTTAACAACTTCATTGGCAGTGTAGTTGGTTTACCTAATGGCGTAGATAAGATGCTAAACCAAGTCTTTAACGACGTATTTGGCAAAACATGGGTAAAAGCTATGTTCGGAGAGAAAGCAGTCACTGATGCATTAGGATTTAGTATGCAGACGATTACTGTATTGAAGTTAGGTATGTTCAGACCAACGGCGGCGATTGCACAGCTTGGTACACTAATGAATATTACTACTTTCTCTGGATTTAACAAACTCACAGCACAAGCTATGAGAGATGCCTCTCTATATAGTGGAAACGTTTCTTTGAGCGAAAAGAAAATGTTTAACAGAATTGGTCTCAATCGTGAGGACACTGCCTTAGAAACACAAGCGTTGATGAACGAGAAGAGTATCTACAACATGAACATTAAAGGATTACCTATTGGTAAATTCTTAGAGAAATCTATGTTTATGTTTAATGCTACAGATAAATACACTCGACGTGTAGCCGCCTTAGTAGCTTATCGCCAAGCGATAGTAGATGGGAAAACTCCAGAAGAGGCTACAGATATAGCTCGTGACTTCGTACGTAAAACTAACTTTGACTATTCCGACAAAGATGCTCCTCAGCTATTTACTAAACTTGGTTCTATTGGTAAATTGTTATTACAATTTAAAAAGTACCCAGTGAAAGAAGCTGAATTAATGATGGAATTATTCCAGTCTGGAGATAAGAAAGCCATTGCTAGATTCTTTGGTCAATACTTAGTTATGGCAGGTATGATGGGTGTACCAGTAGCTGGAGCAGGAGATGAACTTGCTGAATGGATTACAGGAACATCACCTACGAAGGAAATGAAAAAGCTCGTTATGGAGTGGGCTGGTAATGACCCTAATAAAAAATCCTTAGCTTTGGTAGCTATGTATGGGGTACCAGCATTAGCTGGGGTAGACTTCAGTAGAAACATTGGTTTAGGTGATTTAGTTCCAACAAACGGATTCCAAGGACCAACTATTTCTACTATACAAAATGTCTACAAAGCATTCCGTGACCATGAAGGTGCTAATAATATTATGAGCAATATTGCTAAAGAGCTATCTCCAGCATATGCAAACTATTACCAAGCACTGACAGGTCGTAAACGAGACTGGAATAAAGATGTTGACACTAGAAACTATAGCACAGGAGAAAGGGTTGCAAAAGGTCTTGGTTTTAGACCTGTATCTGATTCTGTAGAGTATGATACATATAGTATTGTTAAAGATAAGCAAGATAAAGAAAAAGTTAAGAAACAAAAATTAATTAATAAATATTTAGATGACCCTAAATCGGTTACGAAGAAAGAGCTTCACCAAGCTGGAGTTAAAGGAGCAGATATTAGAAGGGCACAGGAAAATTTAACAAAAACAAAAACAGAAAAAGCTTTAGCAAACATGCCTAAAAAGAAACAAACAGAAAGTAAAAGAACAGCTTCGGCATTTGCAGATTTTGAGGAGGACCTATAATGGGTCTTCCTCTTTTTATTAGGAGGAATTTATGAACTATACATTAAATGATATTCAGTATATGGCAAGTGTATCTAATGCTGAAAATATCACGTTGCACTGGGAGGCATCTGGTTATGGGGCAACTTCTGAACACTATCATATTAACATCCTTGGAGATGGTACTATCTACTCTGATTACGATAATCTTGACGTACGTTGTAGTCATACTTGGCTTAGGAATACTGGCAACATTGGTATTTCTTTGGCGTGCTGTGCCGATGCTTCGGTCTGGAAAGACGGTAGAGTTGATTTTGGAACGTACCCCCCAACCGACAAACAAGTGGAAGTTATGGCACAAGTTGTGGCTTCTATCTGTAAGGGTAAGGGATGGGAACCAACTGTAGATAGAGTAAAAACACATGCAGAATGGGCAGATATTGATGGATATGGAATCCATGATGATGACCCAGATATGCGTTGGGATTTACTAAAACTTCCACAAGAAGAAGGTAACGGAGGAGATATTATTCGTGGTAAAGCTAATTGGTACTTGGCACGCTATTAAGCAGAAGATGACTACGCCTGTATTAGTGATTATAGCTATTGCGATTATAGCCACTATATGGGCTTATTTTTATTCCCATAACCAAACTATCGAGGATACACCTACAGGCACATCTACGAGCCACACAGCCACCTTAAATCAAGTGTCTAAGACAAATACAACTGTCGGATACGTAGAGAAGGAAGTTATTAATGGTGTTAGAGAAGATACTGACTTTGAGGCTACTGTAAACCAACCAAAGGTAGTGGTAAAGGTAAATGGGGAAAAGCAAGATTTTAAACTTTTACAGAATGAATCGAGAAAGTTTGAAGATGGGAAGGTTGTATTGACACAAACATCTGAGGTTGTATTTGATGTAAAGGTTCCAAATAAAAATAAACTTACTGTATATGCTGATACACATGCTAGACTAAATGAATTTCATTATGGCATAGGAGTGGAGAAACAAAACGGTAAGTTTAGATATGGTGCTGTATATGATTTAAAAGACAAAGAACCAGAGTTCTATGTTAGATATGACTTACTAAAAGTTACAACTGAATAAGAAAGAAGGGTGGATTTCCACCCTCTTTTTTTGTGTCTTATAAATACACGAAACGCATAATAAATACACTTGCATTAACTTGTAAGTTATGTTATAATGTCATTGAGCCTAAAAAGGCTTAATATTTTAACCTTGAAGTTAACTAGTAAGTAAAGGAGAGATAAGAATGGATAAAGTAACAAAAGAGATTCTAAGAGATTACCCATCTATCAAAAACAAAAGACCAAGGTTAGCTCGCAGATACGAAAGAGAAGCACAACATGAAGCTAGATGTATTCAATGTGCTCACGCTAAATTATCTGCAAACTTATGGCAGGCTTGGTGCCCAATTAAGAACGGATTTAGAAAAGCTGAGACACTTAAAAAGTGTAAAGACTTTGTGCTTTCAGTATAACACAAAGATTACAAATGGGGCTAGTACCATAACGTAGAACTGTTACCGTGCGTTAAAACTAGAGGACACTGTATCAAATAACAGTAAGATATTTGAAGCGACCAATCGCTAAATATTGGAGCGGAGAGGTGGTGATTAAGCCAGATTAACCCACCTCAATATCCGTGTCGGACGGCACCGACTAAGAAATGCGGTGTGGGATGCCCTGCGTAAAGAAGAAATCCCCGTGAAACCTTGAGTTCAGGACACGACACTGGTAAGACTCCCGCCGGGACTCTAAGTTTAGTGGCATACTTTTATTTGTCATGCCTAAAAATATGAGTGAGGGGAGAGGGGCTTGATTTGTTGTCTATTATAGATTGAATGAATTGACGTGGCATGTTTTCTTACGATTCTGGATAGTAAGAGGGGGATTAGTCTGCTTCAGAAATGAAACATTCGAGACGAGACTTGACCGTATGAGACACTATCCCAAGGTGTAATTTTTGTAACCATATTTTACGCCTAGGGGGTAGGTGTACCCAAATGAAGGTAATTCAAATACAAATAATATAAATAATTTAACTACGAAGTAGTTACTCAGAAGCGTAGCGTATGAGGTTAGGTATACTCACCAGCAAGCTGGTTCGCATTCGCTAACGCTCAAATAGATTATAAAACTTTAAACATAATAACCAATTACGAAGAAAGTTATTCCTCCTTGATTGATACTTGATATAACACTTTTCGACGTAATTGCTAATTCATCTAACGTAGTTTATCTAAATTAGATAATAGTTTTAAAGTAATAATAAACGCAATGACGTTAGTCATTGTTCAAGCCTTTGGCTTGAAGTATATAGTTAATAAAAAAGAGAGGTGATGTAGGGATGGATTTTTGTAGCTTACATACGCACAGTGATTTTTCCCTTTTTTGACGGATTCGCAAAACTAGATGATAAAATTACTAGAGCTAAGGAGTTAGGCTATACTGCTTTAGCTATGACAGAACATGGAACTACTACTGGCTTAATGGAGTTCTATTTAAGATGCAAAAAGAATGGATTAAAACCAATCCTAGGTTATGAAGGATACTTTTGTTTTGAACCAGAAATTAAAGGTGGCACTACGTACCATATCATTCTATTAGCTAAAAACCTTGTTGGTTATAGAAACATCATGAAATTAGCTACCTATGGAACAGAGCATTTTTACAAAAAACCTAGAATTGGATTCGAGGCTTTGAAGAAATATAGCAAAGGCATTATTTGTACAACTGCATGTATAGCAGGTATCCTAGCTGTAGAAGAACCGCTAGAGATGATTAAGGAAATGAAATCTATCTTTGGAGAAGACTTTTACCTTGAGGTTCAGCCACATGACTTTCCAGAGCAATATATATATAACGATAAAGTATTTGCATTGGCAGAACAAACAAATACAAAAGTTGTAGTAACTGACGATAGTCATTACGTTTGGAAAGAAGACTGTGAAACGCATCGAATGTGGTTGGGTCTAGGAGACCAAGACGAGTATTATAGTTCTGGTGACTACCATATGATGAGTAAAGAAGAAATAGTTTCTTTCTTTAAAGGTAAAGATTTGACACAATCTTTACTTTCTGTAGATGAGATTATTAATAAGTGCAATGTAGAAATTCCATTAGGAGAGGAACATTATCCAGTATTTGATACTAGGGACCCTATGAAGTACCTAAAAGACCAATGTAATATTGGATGGCATACAAAGGGTATTGCTCAACTACCAAATAAAGAAGAGTATAAGAAACGAGCTATGCACGAATTTGATGTCCTTGAACAATGTAAATATATAAACTATATGTGCATTATTCATGATATGCTCAGATTCTGCAAAGGAGAAAATATTCCTACTGGTATAGGTCGTGGTTCTGTTGGTGGTAGCTTAATAGCATACCTATCTGACATTACAGACGTAGACCCAGTAAAATATAACCTTATCCTAGAACGGTTTGCTAACCCAGAGAGGGTTACCTTAGCAGATATTGATGTGGATGTGGCGTCCTCAAGACGTGAAGAGGTTATAGAATATATCCGTCAGAAGTACGGAGAGGTGTATCAAATACGAACAATTGGATACATTTCCGATAAGTCTGCTGTACAAAGAGCAGGACAGGCATTAGGATACGCACCTTCAGATGTAGATGCTATATCTAAAAATATTAATAGTGTTGATGAAGTACATGATGAAAAGCTAAGAACACTAGCTAAAAAGTTTATGGGGCATATCTCTACATATGGCAAACATGCATCAGCAGTTGTCGTATTCCCAGAGGATGTAACTAACTGGTGTGCTATAGAAAAGACTAAGGATGCGATTGTAGCGGCTCAAGACTTTCACTTGCTAGAAAAGCAAGGAATCATGAAGTTAGATATACTTGGACTTGAGGCATTAGATATTATCCAAAACACTCTTAACCGAATACCAGAGGAAATTAATCTTTCCAACATCGACATGAAAGATAAGAAGACTGGCGATATGTTAAGAGCGGGGCATACAGCTGGTTGTTTTCAAATCGAATCAAAAACTATGACAGAAATCGTCCAAGCCATTAATACCAACAAGGTGGAAGACCTTATTGATACAGTGGCTATTGGTAGACCTGGTGTACTTGATGCGGGAATGGATAAAACCTTTGAAGCTAGAAGGCAGGGGAAAGAAAAAATAACTTATCTACATCCTAAGTTAGTACCAATACTAATGGATACAGAAGGTGTTATCTTATACCAAGAGCAAATCATGCAAATAGCACAATCACTATGTGGATACACATACGGAAAAGCAGATAATATTCGCCGTGTTATTGGTCGTAAGATTGTAGAGGAAATGCAACCTATCATTGATGAAATGGTACAGGCTGGAGTTAAAAATGGGATAGGACTAGATACGATGAGACGCATTTGTGATGAAATCGTTACATTCGCATCGTATGGTTTCAATAGAGGTCATAGTGCCGCTTATGGAATTACCGCATGGAGAACAGCTTGGTTAAAAGCAAATTATCCCGCAGAGTTTATGGCATCGTTACTTGATTCCACAGTGGGAGATAAAGCTAAGTTTGCAACATACATAGACCACTGTAAGGAGATTGGTATTAAAGTATATCCACCAAGTATAGCTCATAGCTCACACGAATGCAAAACACATGGTAGAAATATCCTACTAGGATTTAATTCTATATCTGGAACAGGTAATAGCGTTATCCCAAATGGAAACGATGCATTGACCTTCTTAGAAGATAACATCAAACTAAACAAAACGGTATTAAAAAATCTAGTTAAATCTGGTGCATTAGATAAATACACAGATAAAACTAGATGCGAATTACTGGAGTATATAGATTGGCTTAAAGATAAACGAAAGTCAAAAGGAGAGTTTCAATATTCTGGAGAAGAATGTGAAACAGATTCACAAATGGAATTTGGTGTTCTAGGATATTCCTTTACAGATGTTTTTGCCGATTACGATACAGGAATAGCAGATGAGATAGTAAATTTTGCCTCTATGATTGTAAACGTTAAGGCACATAAAACACGGAAAGGTAAACCTATGGCTTTTGTAAAGGCTATGACTAGAAAAGGAGTACAAGAATGGGTCATCTTCGATGGTGACTTCTCAAAACTAGAAAAAGGAAATGTGTATATAGTTAGATTGAACGGAACAATCATACAAGACTTTATACAAGCAAAAAGGGTAGCATAATCGCTACCCCTTTTTTATTGTGATTCTTCTGCTAATTTGGTATAAACGAAAGCCTTTATTGTTCCCGAATTTTTTGGGTCTAAGATGTAGTCAGCTACATCTATAGGATACATTTGTGCTAAGTCACTTCCGTATAATATATATTCTGGTGTTGCTCCGAGTGCTTTTGCTAATTTTTTTGCAGTTGGCATTCTCATGTCTTTAGTAACGCCTTTCTCTATACGAGATATAACTGTCAAACTAACACCACCCAGTCTATCTGATAATGCTTGTTGGGTTAATCCTGCTTTGATTCTTAATCGTTTGACTCTTTCTCCTATTGTTTCCAT